TTTTGAAAAAGTTGACCGGTCTAGACGATTTGATTCCTGATCCTTCTCTCAATGGAGGAGGATTGCATCAGATTATGCCGGGAGGCAAACTAGATGTGCACGAGGATTACAACATCCACAGAGGACTCAAGGCTTTTCGAAAAGTCAACGCAATCGTTTATCTAAACAAGGAATGGAAGGATGAATACGAGGGTCACTTGCAGATTTGGAATTCTGATATGACCAAACTGGAAAAGACCATTCTCCCCACATTCAATCGACTAGTCATCTTCCGAACCGATCAGGGATCGAATCACGGGCATCCCGTCCCTCTCGCTTGCCCGGAAGGTATGTCAAGAAAATCTCTAGCGGTGTATTATTACACACCTGCGACAGAACAAGAACTCGAATCAACCCCTTATCGATCGACTGTCTTTAAGAAATTGCCCGGAGCTGTTGAACCGCCCGAACTAGAAGAATTTCGAAGGCTCCGATCGCAGGGTCGAGTCGAAAACAAAACAACCTAAGAAGAAGAAGTAGAGTTGTCCGATGAATGACTCAATCAAGCCCGTACAAGGACCGCCCCCGAGGTTTGCGGAACTGCTAGAATATCATCTAAATCTCAAATTGCAGAAATTTGCCGGCACGGGTAAGGGTCTCAAACGAGAAGACATGGAAGAGATGTATTCGGTCATCAAAGAAGTCGTGCACTCTGTCTTTTCGAAATCCTCTCAAAATCCATCGGATGTGACCAAAGATTGGATAGCCCAGAGGTACTATGAAGCTATCAAATTCAGCGATACCAAGGTCCTGACGGAAGACCCGGATACTTGGGATTATTCGGTCGCTCCGGTCTTCAAGGAAGCTCCCATCGAAAAAATTCCGACAAGCGATCTCAGATATATTGCTCCGATATTCAATGAATGCGTCTTCTACGAAGATATCGAGCAAGAACTTAGAAAGAGATGAAGATCCTCTTTACGGGCGTCGATTTCGCGTCCCGTTCGGGACCGAATACTTTTGCTTTTCGGTTGGCTGATCGATTGGCAAAGAATGGACACACGCTAGCCGATCCATCGGATTACGATGTAGCCATTGTTTTTATCGAACCCTCACACCAGCTTGACCCCAGAAAACCTCTGATCCAAAGGTTGGATGGAATATGGTCCAAACCTTCCGAATTTTTGTGGAGGAACAGGGGGATCCAAGAGACATATAAGCGCGCCGCGGGCGTCATCTTTCAATCTGAATTTAATCGAGATCAGATCACAAAGTGGTGGGGTACTCCGAAATTCGGAACGGTCATTCACAACGGCATCGATTTAGAAGTCATGACGGAATCGATGCCCGGATTCATGAAATTGAGATCTGAATATGAAATGATGTTTGTCTGCTCTGCCAATTGGCACGCTCAGAAACGTCTCAAAGAAAACATTCGCTGCTTCAAGCATCTCAGAGAGAAAAGTTATCCTAATAGCTGTTTGATCGTTCTAGGAAATCATCCCGATCATCAGGTAGCAGATCCTCATATTTTCTACACAGGATCTCTACCGCATGATCAATGTTTGAAATTGTTTGTAATTTCTAATTGGATGATCCACCTCGCTTGGGGGGATCATTGTCCGAATACCGTCATCGAATCCTTGTCACAAGGCACCCCCGTCATCTGTGCCGAAACGGGAGGCACTAAAGAGATCGTTCGAACGAATGGTATTGTGATTCCGGAAAAGGAAAAATACGATTTTACGCTCAAAGATTACGATCATCCGCCCGATCTGCCGGATGATTTCGGAGGCCTGAGCGATCTACCGAAGATCAAAGTCGATCCTTCGTATCTAGACATCAGAAAAGTGGCAGATTCTTACGTCGAGTTCATTGAAAAATGCGTTTCACAGTATACAGACACATCAATCGGCTAAACGGAAAGTCGTATATCGGGTGGACGTCCAAATCCATTGATTATCGTTGGAATCAACACTGTCGTCTAGCTCAAAATGCATCATCCTTAGTGTTTCACTCTGCTATTTCGAAGTATGGCCCTGATCAATTTGATCACGAGATACTTGAAATTCATGAATCAGAAAAAACGGCGGCAGCTGCTGAAATTAGACTCATTAAAGAGTACAAGACGCATTATATCGATGGATTCGGTTACAATATGGCTTTAGGCGGTGATGGTGTCAATGGCGCAATCATCGATAAAGAATCATATAAGCGAGTAAGTGAAGCCTTAAAAGTAAATCAGCATACAAAGGGACGAATTCGTCCCGAATCTGAAAAAAAGAAAGATTGCAGCTGGACATCGAATATTGATAGTTGATGATCTAAGCAATATTCGAATGTTGTCTGCCTCTGCCTCCGGAGTTAATTCTCATAGCCTCGCTAAGTAATTTAATTGTAGCTACGCTATGATTCGAAGAGTGCTACGAGGAGCGTATCGGATATGAAAATTTGGACTTTACCTGCAGGAGAAGATTGGATCTGCGATCGTCTGACCCAAGAGTGGATCGACGGTAATCCGGACATTACCACTTACGATCCTCGAGGAGCGCATATTTTGTGGCTTTTGAGCGATTGGAGATGGAGGGAAGTTCCGGGATATTTGCTCTCCCAAAAAACAATTTTGACCACCGTCCACCACATCGTTCCCGAAAAATTCGGTCGCAAAGAACGAGCCGATTTTGCCGATCGAGATGCTATCACGACCGCTTATCACTGCTACAATAAACACACAGTCGAATTTCTGCAAAAGGAAAAACTAACGACAAAACCAATCTTTTTGGTACCATACTGGGCGAATCAGAACATCTGGAAAAAAACGGGAGACAAATATGAGTTGCGGAAGAAGCACGGCCTTCCGTTAAACGGATACTTGATAGGCTCCTTTCAAAGAGACACTGAAGGATTAGATCTAAGATCTCCCAAATTAGAAAAGGGTCCCGATCTTCTTGTCGAATATATCAAAAAAGTATATTCTGAATGGAAGCAATTGGCCCCAACGTGTGGGTATACGGCTTTCCGGCAACCGCACATCGTTCTCGGCGGTTGGCGACGACAATACGTCGTTCATGAACTAGAAATTGAAGGAATCCCCCATTCGTTCTTTGAACGACCCTCGCAAGAGATTCTGAATGAACTTTATCAGACACTTGATGTCTATCCTGTGACGGCTCGACATGAAGGGGGTCCGCAAGCTTTGCTTGAATGTGGTTTGGTCGAAGTCCCTGTCGTTTCTAGATCGGTTGGAATCGCTGAACAGGTGTTGCCCGAATCAGCCATTAACTCTGATGTATTCTTGGCTACGCCAGCCGTACCCAATGTCAAAAGCATGTTGCTGCCAGGCGGTTTCGAACCGTATCATAAGATTTTTGAATCCCTCTACCGAGGAGAAGTGAAATGAAGGGTCTGATTTTTTCGTTTGATAATGTCCTTTGTGACTTTAAGGGACTTCGAAGAAGAGCATTTCAAAATGCTCTGAAAGAGCACGGGTACTACTGGACGCCCGATATGGAAAGAGCCTACGAAAAGAAGGATTCAGGATCTAGACTGGATTATCTAATCGAATCTCGTCAGATCAAAAAGGAAGATATCGACCTGGTCGAATGGGCCATTGACAGCTTTACAACTGATCTGATATCAGAAGAAAAATTCTCCGAAAGAGCCTTTGAAATTCTAGAGAACATGAAAAAGCGAGGCATCAAGATCGCTATAGCCAGCAACGCTTCTCGGTCAACAATCATTAGCTTTCTGAAATGGACTCGTTTGAATGAAGTCGTTGATTTCGTAACGGTCACAGGAGATGACGGCAGGAACAAGCCTGATGCTTCTGTGTATACCAGAACGCTGCAAAAGATGTCTTTGACCCCGCAAGAGGTTGTTGTTTTTGAAGGGACTTATTTCGGGTCCTTGGCCGCGAAGCTCGCCGGCATCGAAAATATTCGAGAAGTCAGCGCTCGCTCGCTCGAGCCTGCTTTAGAACACCTAGAAAAGGTTTTTGATAAATGAAGGGTCGAATTACTCACTACGGTATCGACCCTAGAGATCATCTTGTTTATTTTCTTCGAAAGCATTACAGCAGATGGTCTGATGATGCTATCGAAGACAACAAAATGTCTCCCGATGTCTTAGGCAAAAATTGGTCATGCTATGTCTATGAAAGAGATGGCAAACGATGGCTTATATGTTTCGACGGAGACGACGGGTCAGGCGGGACAACTTCCGACTGTAAGTTGAATTGGTGGAAATTCGATGATGTGCTCATGAAACACAAGATTGATGACTACATCATCTTCAAGATTCAACACGCTTCGATATCGGATCAGAGGCAGTTCTATCCATTCAAGCTCGACGTATATCCTCTCGGTTTGATGACCAATCATCCTGAAAAGATCTGCAAGATCGCTGACAGCCTTCCCCAAAAAGAAAAAGATATCGACGTCATTTTTGTTGGCGGCCGCGTGCATGAGCACAATCGACCTTTCGTTTGGGCCAAAAACAGGAACATAAATCAGTGGTGGCCCGGCAACAGAAAAGTAGGTTACGAAAAACTGTTAGAAATCAAGTCTAGACGAAAAGACTTGAAGATCGAAACGTTCGATGGGCTGTGTTCGCCCGATCAATATTACGATCTGATCAATCGATCGAAGATATGCATCGATTTTCCGGGAATCGGACTGTCTAGCAGGAAATTCTATGAATTTCTTATCATGGGAAAATGCATTCTAGCACTCAAGCAAAATAATGCACCATGGCCCCTGTACGAAAATGTGCATTATGCTTCTCTGGGTCTAGACTTCGATTATGTTCGACTAGAATCAGCCATCGATGGATTGCTGGGAGATCCGGATCTGAGATCGCAAATCGAAAATCAAGCAAAGAGCCTCAGACCGATGATGATGCATGAGGCCGTTAGCGACTATGTCATCAAAACTGTCGACGATCATATCGATAATTCGCAAGCCGGCTGGATCTCAGTTTCTCGTCCGACTTACACTTAGAGAATTTCGAAAGTAGAATTCGATATGACATACGTCATCTATTGTCATACAAATAAAAAGACAGGGAAGAGATATATCGGATTCACATCGAAATCGATTGATGAACGATGGCAACAACATGTTAACTTGGCTCAAAATGCCAAGTCAATGACGCAATTATCGCATGCGATCAGATCTTCTTCTGAAGAAGATTGGACTCATGAAATTATAGATCAATGTGATTCAGAGAATCTTGCAAAAGAAAAAGAATCGTTTTGGATAGCAGAGTTCAAAACGAACTGCTTGAGAGAGGGTCATGAAGGTTATAACATGACCGATGGGGGTGACGGGTGACGGGCTTTCGCTTAAGGGCGAACTTAATCCGATGTTTGGTAAGAAAGGTCATCTTTGTCCTAGCTTCGGTATCAAACGTTCTCCAGAAACTCGAGCAAAATGTCTAAATCAGCTAAGAAATATGCTTCGACTCCGGAGTTTAAAGAACGCGTAAGTCGAACACATAAAGGCAAAGTTCAAAGTTCTTTCTACTGAAACTAGACTGAAAATCAGTCTCTCGAAAAAGAAAAAATCATGAGTTACGATTATCTGATCGTTGGGGCCGGACTTTTTGGATCCGTTTTCGCCCAGCAGGCAACTGAAGCTGGAAAAAAATGCCTCGTCATAGAGAAAAATAACCACATCGGAGGCAATTGCTTCACTCGAGAGATTGAAGGAATTCATGTGCATGTTTACGGTCCACACATCTTCCATACCGATAACGAGAAGATCTGGAAGTATATGAACCGATGGACGACGTTCAATCACTACGTCAATCGTCCCAAAGTCAACTTCAAGGACAAGATCTACTCGTTTCCGATCAACTTGATGACTCTCAATCAGCTTTGGGGAGTTCGAACGCCCGAAGAAGCGAAAGCTCGACTAGAGCTAGTCAAATCTAAAATTGAGAATCCAAAAAATCTCGAAGAATGGATGTTGTCGCAAGTCGGTAAGGAAATTTACGAAACCTTCATCGAAGGCTACACGATGAAGCAGTGGAATCGGCATCCATCCAAATTGCCGGCGTCCATCATCAAACGCCTTCCGATTCGTTTGACATTCGACGATAATTACTTCAACGATCGCTATCAAGGGATTCCGATCGGAGGGTATACGGCCATCTTCGAAAAACTTCTAGCCGGATCCGATGTCTTGCTCGGAATCGATTACTTTGAGGATCGACGCATCCTGGATAAGCTAGCCAAGCAGGTCGTATATACGGGTAAGCTTGACCAATTTTTCTCGTATTGCCTGGGTCGTCTCGAATATAGAGGACTTCGATTTGATACGAAAGTCCTCGACACTTCCGATTTCCAAGGAAATGCCGTCGTCAATTACACTCAAAAAGAAATTCCCTACACACGAATTACCGAACATCGACATTTTGATCTCAAAAAAGATGGAGACAAGACGGTCGTCACTTGGGAGTTTCCTGACGATTGGGACGAAACAAAAGTTCCCTACTACCCTATCAACGACGAAGCCAATAACAAACTTAGGGATCAATACAAGAAGCTAGCTGCTCAGAGGCCCGACGTTATTTTTGGCGGAAGACTAGCCTCGTACATGTATTATGATATGCACCAGGTTGTGGCGGCCGCCCTGCACACCTGGGAGAAAGAAAGATGATCAACTTTATCGAAAAACTTAAGCACGTCAGCTATGTCCAAGCTGTGGGTAGTCTTTCTTAAAGACCCGCGCATTTCTTTTCAGTTCATCAGTATATGACATAAAACCGCTGCTCTTCTGTTACGAGTTTTTGATGCTTAGTTTGATTCAACAGAATGCACTAATCGGAATAGGATTATGGCATGTTTATACGACAATGTCCGACATGTCAATTTGACATTATGTATAAAGGTAAACAAGCGTATGAAAGAGCACAAAAAAGAAACAAGAATGTCGTAGCTGTTTCACAACACGCAACAACCCATTTCGTGGAAAGCATTTTAGTCCGAAAGTAAAGCAAAGCTAAATGTTGCGCAGACGGGAAAACTTCATTCTGAAGAAGTTCGACGTAAAATGTCAGAAGCTCATATAGGCGAAAAGAATCACTTTTTGGTCAGAAACACTCTGAACAAACACGTCACACGTCAGCTCATTTGTCAAAAAACAAAACAACGTGACCAGAATGGTGCTCGAAATCCATTCCACGGACATCATCATACACCTGAAACTCGTGAACGCATGTCAAAATCACGTGCAGATGGACTTGCGTCAGGTCGCATCATCAACACCCATGAGTATGGAAATAAATCATGGTACGTTTCTAGCAAGACAAATGAAAGAGTGCGATGCGATTCAATACTTGAGAAATTTCGAATGACGCAACTTGATAACGATCCAAATGTTTGTGATTGGACGAAGCGGTATGGTATCAAAATTCCATATGTCTTTAATGGATATACGAAGCATTACGTACCAGATTTTCTGATCACGACAAATTCAGGTGAAAAATCGTTGAAGAAGTCAAGGGTTATGATGCGAAAGCTCGTGAGAAACTCAATGTTCTTCTAAACTACTGTGCAGAAAATAATCTTACTGCACGTTGGATTACCCAATCAGAGTTAGAACAACAAGGTTACAGAAAATTCAAGGATCAATAATGAAAGCAATTGGTGTCCTGGGTCAGGGATTCGTGGGTGGATCTCTGACGACTGTCTTTGCCGAGAGAGGCTTTAAGGTATACGTCTATGATAAGACGGGAAAAATAGCTACAGGAGGAGACGGACGATTTGCTCCTATCGATTTTCCGCGTCTCGGTGGTCCGACACCGACCCAAATCTTTGCCGCAGCAGTGGAAGCTCTCAAGGATTTTTCCGGAGTTTTCTTTGTCTGCCTGCCGACTCCCATGTTTGAAGATGGAGAAGCCGATCTATCGATCGTAGAAAACACGCTCAAGGAATTAAGCGAAATCAAGGGAGAAAGAATCGCCGTCGTCAAATCGACGGTGCCACCCGGGTCGGTGGAAAAGTGGAACAAGCAGTTCGCTGATACTGGACTAAGGGTCGTATTCAACCCAGAATTTTTGACGGAAGCTAATGCCTTGGAGGATATGAGAAACCAGAACAGAATAATTCTGGGGGGTCCCAGGCCCCATATCAATAAGGTCAAGCTGATCTTCCAAGCGGCTTTTCCTAAGGTGCCGCTAATCAAGACATCAAGCACGACGGCCGAGATGGTCAAATACGTCACCAACTGCTTTTTAGCGGCAAAGGTCTCGTTTGCCAACGAGATGTTTCAAGTGTGTGAAGCCCTCGCCAAGAGTGGACTAGACATCGATTATGACAAAGTCGTCGAATATGCCCGATTTGACGAAAGATTGGGTCACAGCCATTGGTCCGTTCCTGGACCCGTGCCCACGCACGACGGCCGATATGTCAAGGGTTTCGGTGGTCACTGCATCGTCCATGGAACAAAAGTTAAAACGCCGCAGGGTGAAAAAAATATCGAAGACATTCGACCTGACACGATCGTCGCGAGTAGCAATTACGATCTAACCACAAGTGAAAACAAGCTTGTAAATCAATTCCATTCTCGAGCGTATAACGGTAAAGTGTTGGCGTTCACCGTTTCTGTAGAAGGCGAGGAACGGACAGTAGTTTGCACGCCCGAACATCTCTTGCCCGTAAAACGAGACGGTCGGCTACAGATTTTACGTGCGTGCGATATCGTCGATTCGGACGAGCTGTTTGTTGCATAGTTTGTAAGCTGTGACTATTGATACTTTATAATATGGCAAGAACAGTCGAACTCACGTGCAAGTATTGTCATACATTGTTCAACGCAAAGTACAAAGAACGTAACAAACGGAAATTTTGCAGCCGAATTTGCGTTGATCGATATCAGACGGGATATAGGAATCCCGCGTTTGGGAAAACGTACCGTACAAAAGCTACACATCCTGAATGGGCTGAACGCACAGCACGGACTCATCGTGAGCGTGGATACATTACAGGCGACAAAAATCCCATGCGTAATCCTGAAATCGCAGCAAAAGTAAGCGCTAGTCGTTCAGAGCGATTTCGTATTGATGAAGCTTTTCGACAGCGTACAAGTGAATTGATGCGGAAAGCTTGGAAAGACAGCAAATTTGATGGAACCAAAGTCGGCAAATGCAAATGGTATGAGTTTACTAAGATCGATGGCACTGTGTGCAAAGTACAGGGGACGTGGGAGCTTGCGTATGCAAAATGGCTCGATATGCAAGGAATTTATTTTATAGCGCATCGGGGAAGAATTATGTACACTGACGAATGTGGTAGAAATCGTTCGTACTATCCCGATTTCTACCTGCTTGACACAGACGAGTACGTGGATATCAAAAACGAGTACCATTTCAGACTTAACGAACAGAAATGGGATCAGATTCGAAAGTCAAATTCTGATCTCAAAATCATTCTCCTCTTCAAGGAACAACTTCAGGAATTAGGTGTGTTGTGAAAACAGCAAAGATTTTGCGCATTGAAGCCCAAATATATGTTGGCACTGTTTATAACATCGAGCTCGAAACAAACGATTTGAGACACGACGATTTGTTTTGGATTTGTAACGGAATCGCAGTTCACAATTGCCTCCCTAAGGATCTCAACGCCCTTAAGAAAGTCGCCGACAAACTCGGAGTCGACACCAAAGTCCTGGACGCCGTCTGGGAAAAGAATCTCGAAGTCCGACCCGAAGAAGATCGAGACTGGGAAAAGATGCAGGGTCGCGCTGTCAGCAAACGAGACAAGCGATGAAACACAGATTCAGATTGAGTCCCGAATTCATTCAGGACATGCTCAATGCTTCATTCGAAGGCAAAGCCAACGATCCCAATATCAAAAATTCTGGTCGATATCGAGGACGAGAATTTTAAAACGATAAAGACGGTTCGCATCTCGGCGACTTACGATCCGAGCTCTGCCGTGTATACAGTTGGGTGGATACCGTAACCTGAGCGTGTATAATAAAAAGTGTCATGGTATTATTCTATCATGAACTTGATCTTAGTCGCGCTTGAGTCTCCATACGCAGGAGACGTCGAAAGAAACTTACGTTACGCTCGGGCCTGTATGGTCGATTGCTTTAAACGAGGAGAGGCTGCTTTTGCTTCTCATATGCTCTATACGCAGCCTGGTGTGCTGGATGATAACATTCCCGAAGAACGCAAACTCGGAATGGAAGCTGGCATGCTATGGAGCGAAAAAGCGACGAAGAGCGTCGTCTATACCGACCTTGGCGTGAGTTCGGGAATGAAATTTGGGATTCAACGGGCCGAAAAGGCCGCTCGGCCCGTTGAATATCGGGAACTGGGACCCGGTTGGGATAAGCTTTTATGAATAAAATTCGACTCATCTGCGAATCGAAAAGAAAAAAAGAAGTGGAACTTAATGTCACAGTGGCCTGCGGGGAAGATATCCTCGATGCCACTGACGTACCTGGTTCTCCCATCGTCTATAGCTGCCGCGGAGTCGCATGCGGCTCCTGCTTCATCGAGGTCGATCGACCCGAAGTTTTTGAACCGGCAGACGATAACGAAAAAGCCGTGCTCCATAGCATGGGCGCGTCCTCTGACAACCAGAGGATAGCGTGCGCTTGTCGGGTCAAACCCGGCGCATCAGGTTCTGTTCGCATCAAAACGGGGTACTGATGTACTCTTTAGTCAGTTGTGGTATAGTTACGATTAACCGGTGTTGAGATCCAACGAGGATCGAGCCGGTCTAACGCGGAGAGCGTCATCATGCACAAGTACGGCGTCGGAATCGGTAGATTCCAGCCATTTCATAACTCGCACCTCGAATTGGTGAGTTTCGCGCTTAAAAAGTCCGAAAACCTGATCATCGTTCTGGGATCAGATAACCAGGCGAGCACGATCGCAAATCGATGGTGACAATCCTGCGACGCATCACTGAATTGGGATGGAGCGCTTCGAATCTCGCATCTCGCTATGGGTTCGGGAGGAGGCCTCCTGATGGATTGCAATCGAGACACGCAGAAGTTTGCCTTCAAGTGCTCCTTTGCTCGTGTCAATGGGTCGTCGGTTGACGTCATCAAGGATCCAATCACCGATCCGGGTAAGAAGTCCAAAGCCGGAAGGTTAGATTTGATTCGTCTTCCCGACGGCTCGATCAAGACGGTCCCTCTTCCTGAAGGGATGTCGTCGCATCCCGACAGTATCATGGTTACCGTTTTCGACATGGGCAAGATCACGTATCATACGACTCTCGATGAAATTAGAGAGCGTATGGCGATCTAATTTGTGTAATTGGGTTTCGCTTCCTGCTATAATTGTTCCATGGCTGATGATGACGATTTCTTGGACGGCTTCTACATGAGGCAGATCGTGTTGGATATCAACAAGATCACCGAGAATCTCTGGCAGGGAGCGATTCCCCCGCGGGGAGACATCTTAGCAAAAAAAGGATTCCAGGTTCTCGTGCTGTGTGTCGATGAGAATCAGGATGCCAGCCTTTACCTGGGATTGGAAGTTATCTGCGCTCCGGGAGATGATGACGAACGTGTCCATCGCATGGAACGAGACCTTAAAGTCTGGATTCCGGCGGCGCAACAAGTCGTCGAAGCCGTACGCCAAGGAAAGAAAGTTCTTGTTACGTGCATGGCGGGTCTCAATCGATCGGGCATGGTGACGGCTCTGGCTCTCAGAAAACTGACGAGCTGGTCAGGACCGGCAATCGTCAAGCACATGAAGGCCCGACGACCTTACGCTCTGTGCAACTCTACTTTTGAGAAATATATCAAGGAGTCTTTCCCCGAACCTAAGACGTCCCAGTAGCTTAGCGGTTCAAAGCACCCGACTCTAAATCGGCGCATCGTGGGTTCGAATCCCACCTGGGGCACTCATTTTCCCGTAGCTCAATCGGTAGAGCAGCGACCTCTAAATTCGCGCGTTACGGGTTCAAGTCCCGTCGGGAAAGCCAATCGTCGTAGTGTACAATTCGTACAGAATGATTAGATATTAACTATGTTTGGCGCGTACTCACAGAATTACCCGCAAATGATTTTCCTCTAGCTGCCAGCTTTCGAGTTTCTCTAGCTGCGTCGAGCACGTGGACCTCCGCACGATCTCGTTTCCCTAATCTGGTTGAGACGATTGATTGAATATAAGACGATTGATTGAATATAAAAAGGTTTACCATGCAAACGATGAAGAGAAATGAAGCATATGCCCGTGCTATAAAGGTTTTTGGCCCTTGGAACGCGTGGAAAAGAGAACACCATTTGGCTTACGGTTTGATCCGAGGGATCTCGTATTCCAAGATGGAAAAGTGCTGTAACGACAACCCGTTGGCGGTGCCTGTCGAATACGCGCTCTGGGCTCTGGGTGCCTGGCCCGAGAATGTCAAACCGAATGATGGCAAGTTCCATTGCATTCCTATCGAGTACTGCAAGGAAACTTGGGGGTTGATCCAGTGGGTCAAGAAGCCCGTCCGCGGACCCAAGATTCGGTCGGCTAACAAGCCGCAGCAGCAGGAGGCGGCCCAATGAGCTAGCTGTACAAACCCCTTCCCATCAAGGAAGGAGATAAGCTCTATATCGTGACTCGTGCTGATATCGATCCTGGTTATCAGATCGTTCAGTCTTGTCACGTGATTCGGCAATTTTCAGAAGACCATCCCGAACTAGACAAGGAATGGTTTCGAAATTCCAATTATGTTGCCTGCTTGTCAGTGCCGACCGAGAGGGATCTCGAATTGCTGTTGCAAAAGGCTCAAGAGAGAGGCATTCCCTGCTCTTCTTTCAGAGAGCCTGATATCGATGATCAGCTGACGGCTATCGCGCTAGCTCCCGGAGAAGCTAGTAAGAGGCTATGTTCCTCTTGCCGATTGGCGTTATGCTGATTTTTTGCTCTGAGAGAATTCGTTAGCCAGTTCTTCGGCCGTAGCGATAAGCTTCTCAGAAGGATCTTTGGATTGCAAAAAAGCGTCCAACTCCTGCCTGAGAGCTTGTCGCTGCTGGTCGTTCATTTGGCTGCCCATGGACTGGACGACGACATTCCAGACGCGCGCGTTCTTAGTATCCCCTGATTTCGGGATGGCCTTGGGATTGCCCCACTTGTTGCCGGCTATGTCCTTTTTAAACTGCTGTTCGCCCGCCGATTTAGCAGCCGGGACAGTCGGACGATCAGAGGTCGAGTCCATCTCTTCAACCAGGACTTCCCTTACAATCTTGCGGAGCTCTTTGACGTCGATCTTCATTGATCTATAAATAGACGATTCTACACTAGTGTAGGTTGGTGGGTTACAATCATTGCAAATGACTTCCTTGCTCCCTACCAAAAAACCGCACGTCTCCTTTAGCGAAATCAAAGAGTGGACCGAATGTCCCTATCGACACAAGCTCAAATATATCGATCAGATCGATATGTTCGAACCCAGCCCGATCCTGGACTTTGGCACGGCGGTTCATTCCTGCTGCGAAAACTACCTGAAGACTCGAGTGATCGATCTGTCAATAGTCAAGGCGTCCCTCGATAAATCCTGGGAGACGAACGCTGGCAAACCCGGATTTGAATCCTCCGAAAAAGATAAGCTACTGGAAACTGCGGCCCAGATCATGTCTCAGGTTCCGGACTTTCTCGAAAAGAAATTTCCCGGATGGGAATACATGGCAGCTGAAGAGCTGCTTTATGAAAACGTCGAGGGTTCAGATGTCAAGTTCAAGGGCCTGATCGACGGCGTCTTAGTCGTACCAACTAAGGTGAGAAACAAGGTAAAGAAATTCATCTGGATTATCGACTGGAAGACTTCGGCTTGGGGTTGGAGTCCCCAGAAAAAGTCAGATCCGATGACTCAATCCCAGATCATTCTTTACAAGCACTTTTGGTCAGCTAAGCATGGAGTCGATCCCAAAGATATCCGTTGTGGATTCGTCATCCTAAAGAAGATGGGCAAGGGCGAACTGTGCGAACTGATACCTGTATCCGTCGGGCCCGTTGCCACTTCTCGATCTCTAAAGATTTTGAACAACACCATCTCAGGAATGAAGCGTGGGCTCGTGCTTAAGAATAGAAATTCCTGCAAATACTGTGATTTCTACCAAACAGAACATTGCAAATGATGGTCGTGTAGATCGCTATATACAGTCGTTAGGAAAGACTTAAATTTTAATGATAATGAAGCGGAAGATATTGCTACTGAGCGACCACCCACTGTCGACATCCGGAGTCGGAACACAAGCGCGTTACTTGATCAAGGGACTGGTCGATACTGGGAAATATAGTTTCGTCTGCTTCGGTGGTGCCATTAAGCATGACAACTATAATCAGGTCATTGTCAACGATGATTTCATCATCAAACCAACCGATGGCTTCGGAGATCGAAACCTCATCAGGTTGGCTTTGGCCCAAGAGAAGCCCGATGCTCTGATGTTGTTTACTGACCCGAGGTTCTTCATTTGGGTATGGGAGATGGAGGACGAGATTCACCAAATTTGTCCTATCGTCTATAATCACCTTTGGGATAATCCTCCGGCTCCTGAATTCAACAAAGTCCTTTATGAATCGACGGATCTGATCAACTGCATCAACTATCCGACGTATGAATTCTGCAAGGATTGGTTTCCCGATAGAACAAATTTTATACCGCATGCCGTCCCGGCCGATCTCTTCTATCCGATGAAGAAAGATGAGATTAGAAAGCACCGAGAGACGCTGCTCAAGGGTCGCCCGGCCGATACGTTTGTCGCGCTTTGGGTCAGTCGAAATGCCCGGCGCAAGATGCCAAGCGATGTCATCTATTCTTGGAAGATGTTCCTAGATGACATGGAAAAGAATCACGGTCATAGAAAGGGTCTGCTTGTTATGCATACGGATCCCTTGGATCAAGAGGGTCCCAATCTAATTCATGTCGTCAACATGTTAGGATTGCAAGAGCATGTCGTCTTTTCCAGTGATCGATACGAATTCAACCACATGAATGTGCTTTACAATTGCGCTGATGTGACTATTTCTCGTTCTTCGAACGAAGGTTTCGGACTTTCTATGCTGGAAAGCATGATGACGGCGACACCAATCATCGCTCTCAAGACAGGAGGCATGACTCGGCAGGTCGTCGATCATCGAGACGGCAGTCACAACGGCATCGCTCTCGATCCCGACGTCCGATCGCTCGTCGGTTCTCAGCTGGTTCCTTACATTTTCGAAGACTTTGTCTCTCATGAGACCTTCGCCAAAGCCTTGACGGACATGTACGAGTATGGCCCAGAAAAAAGGTCTCAGCTCGGAACTAAGGCATATGAATATGCGAAAGAAGAATTTTCTATGGATCGCCTGATTAGGTCGTGGGACGAAACCCTGACCCAAACTTTCGAAAAATGGGGATCTTCTCGTCGGCAATGGTCTCTCACCTCACTTTGATTAGGAAGCATAGATGAAATCAGTTCTTCTTAGAGCCCCCGTTTTGACGGAATCCGGTTACGGAGTGCACTCTCGGCAGGTAGCTCGCTGGTTGCTGCAGAAGCCTGTCGAACTATCCGTTCAGACCCTCCCCTGGGGAGACACCCCCTGGATCATCGATCCCGATCGAGAAGAAGGTCTCATCAAACAGCTGATGGATCGAACTAATGTTCAACGGCCTATGCACGACGTCACCTTCCAGTTACAGCTTCCCAATGAGTGGAATCCCGCACTCGGACATTTCAATGTAGGCATCACGGCGGCCGTCGAAACGGATAGGTGCAATCCTGAATGGATCCCGTGCTGCAACCGAATGGACGTCATCGTCGTTCCTAGCGAGCACACCAAAAAGGTTCTGAACGCTTCTGGCAAGATCGAAAAACCTATTGTCGTCATTCCGGAATCGTTTGCAGATGCCTGCGCTCAAGATGTCAAACCTTCCGATATCGATCTCTCTACGCCTTTCAACTTTCTCATTTTCGGACAGTTGACGGGTAACAATCCTAAGAACGATCGCAAGAATATCTTTTGGACCATCAAATGGTTGTGCGACGTATTCAAGAATGATCCCCAAGTAGGGATCGTCATCAAGACTAACACCGGTCGAATGACGAAAATCGATAAGAAGATCTGCACAGATATGTTTAAGCAGATCCTCAAAGAGGCCCGCTCGGGCCCTAATCCCAAGTTTCATCTCATCCACGGTATGATGACAGACGAAGAAGTGGCCGGCCTATACAGGCATCCGAAGATCAAGGGACTCGTTACTCTTACTCGTGGCGAAGGTTTCGGTCTTCCCATCTTAGAAGCGGCAGCTAGCGGTTTGCCTGTCATCGCGACTAACTGGTCGGGTCACATGGATTTCATGCGACTAGGCAAATTCGTCAATGTAGATTACGAACTCAAAGAGATCGATGCTTCTCGAGTCGACAACAAGATCTTCATGAAGGGATCTCGTTGGGCCGAAGTCGTCGAAGACGACTTCAAGCGTCGTATCAAGAAATTTAGAGACAGCTCTTCAATTCCCAGGGAATGGGCGGGCGAGCTGCAAAAGAAAATCCATCAATCTTTTAGCTTCGAGGCAGTGGCTCGTAAGTGGGAAGAATTGTTGGGGGATAAGTTGACATGATCGAGACGATCATAATTGTAATACTATTTGTCCTTCTTGTGGCATCCATCGCGATCGGGGTCTGGGCTACATCGAGACTAACAAATCTCGTGTATGATCTCGAGGAACAGGTAGAAGAATCACTGGACATCATCGACACTAGTTATCGTGAGATCGGAAAAGTCCTGGACACTCCCGTCTTTTACGATGATCCGGTTGTCAAGCAGACACTAACTTCTATCAAGAAGGCGCATTCGGGCCTGTTGCTGATCGCCAACAAGATTTCGGAGTTTTCAGGATCGAAGAAAGAAGAAGAGGAGTGATCCTCGCGAGCGACATAATGACAGAGCAGAAAAAGCCTATCAGAAAGATCAGAAGAAGGAAGGAAGGCGGCGACGGGGAAGGTCGAGAGCTTCGATTGTATTTCAACAGGGATACTCACGCCGCAATCGTCGAGTACCAACAATCAGCCAACCTCGAAAAGAGAGTTCGAGAACAACTGTATGTTACCCGAATCATGCCGGCTTTCAATAAGCTCGTCGAAAACCTGATAAACATTCACAAGTTTTCCAGCCTTTACGACTCTTATGACGATCTAAAAAATGATTGCGTCAACTTTCTCTTCGAAACTATCACCAAGTTCGATCCGACGCGAGGCTCAAACGCCTTCTCGTATTTCAATGTCGTCGCCAAGAACTGGTTGATCATCAAGACGAAACAGAAAGCCGTCAAAATCAAGAAGAACATCAGTATGGATGATGTCGCCGGTCTTTCCATGAGAGACCAGGGAACCATCGAAGAATGGAATACAGTCCCCTCTCAGGAATCTATCATAGAGAACAAAAATACGGCTGAGAACATCCTGGATCTTCTCAACGATATCAAGGATAAGGCTAAGACAGAAAACGAAAAAGTCTGTATCAATGCTATCATAACAGTCTTTCAGAACATCGATAATATCGATCTTCTGAATAAGAGCGCCGTTTTGCTCTATATGAGAGAGCTTTCAGGACTCAATCCCAAGCAACTAACGATGACAATGCAGATCATCAAAAATCATTATCGACGCTTGCGTACTGACTCGAAATACAAGATCTGAGGAATCATGTCATCAGAAGAGATCGATTTTAATGCTTTGCAGGAAGAAAGCAAGGAGCGCATCAAAGGCAAGTTCGACTCCTTTTCCAAACTTCTTCAAGATATCGAGACGATAGAAGACAAAAAGAAGAGCCTTTGGAAAGAGATCTATGAGAACGCGGTAACGGATCGGGAAAATTCGTACATCATGTTCATGAAACTCTACCAAGTCGTTTCTAATGACGCTGCGGCTCATGCTATTCATGGAACGACGATCGTCAAGTATCTAGAACGCATGAGTCGAGCCAACGATCAATTGACGAAATTGGCCGAATTGTTGCAAGCTGCCGATACGAAAAATGGCAAGATCGACGCCGAAGACCTCTTCCGAAAAATAGAAGGGAAATAGTCGAGCGGCTTAGATATAAGAGAATCGGATGGATAAGAACGATTACTCTTCTAATAGGCAACATGAGATTGTTGCGCAACCGGGTTCTGAACTTGTCGGACAGCAACGACAACTAGAATCTAGCATACCTCATCAGCCACCTTTGCCTGCTTTTCAGCAGGCTGTTGTTAGGGAAGTATTCTACGATCCGATGTTGCTAGATAAGGATCGATTGGCCGAGTTGGAATTCCACTCCAACCTCAATCCCAGTCAAAAAACATATCTCGAGAGAATGCCTCGTCATTCCATCATCGCGACGATGGTCAATGATGGAGCGTCATCCAGCCAAAACGAGATCTTTTTTCCTTTCTTTCCTCCCCACATGATCCTTCCGATCAAAGCGGGAGAAAGGATTTGGGTCTTTAAAGACAATTCCAAAGCCAATGTTGAATATGGATTTTGGGTCTGTCGTGTCACAGAACCTAGAGATATTGACGATCTTAACCTAACTCATGCTGATAGAAAATTAGACACAGCTACTCAAAAGGGAGAACCTCCGACATTCGCCAACGGAGCGCTTATCAAAGGTAAAGAGGGTCCCATTGTACAGTCTTCTACCGCGACAATTAACGGAAAAGAAGACGAATTTGAACAAATCATACAGGATTCTGATTCCGGGAAACTGGTAGACTTCGAAGAAGTTCCGAGGTTCACGGCTCGACCCGGAGACCACGTAATTCAAGGTAGCAATAACACACTAATTGTTTTGGGAACAGATCGAACGGCTGCCGCTGCTGAGACAGAAACTAATCCGGATGCTAAGACTAGAAAAGGCAAGCGAGCGAAGGGCAAGCCTGATAAGGACGCCAAAAAGAAGGCGGGCACGATTGACATCGTCGTCGGTCGAGGTCAGGAAGCCAGCAAAAGCAAGCCTAAGAAAATCCAAAATACTCTCAAGAATGACGAAGTAGAAAAGAGAGAAGACAACGATAAAGAGGGAGATCCCGATTTCGAAAATGATTTGGCACGCATCTACGTGTCAATGAAAACAGCGGCCGACGACAACTTCGCTATCAAAACGAAAGGGCTGGAGGCACCTCTCAAAAAGGGATCAGAAGCTTCGGCCATCGTCGCCAAAGCCGATCATCTGAGGCTCATCGCTCGCAAAGAAATTCGAATCTTGGTTCAACCCAAATTCAATTCCCCTGAAGATGAATGCGCCGCCATCGTCATCAAAGAAAGCGGAGATATTATCTTCGTTCCGGCGACCAAGGGAATCGTCAAGCTGGGCGGCGATGATGCCGATAAAGCCATTGTTTGTACTAACGCAGGAGCTGTCAACAGCGGAGGCACTGTTACTGCCCCTCCCTTGATCACTACTATGGGAGGAGTGTTTGCTGCGGGCGGAGCTCATGGTATGATCGCCGCGAAGGTTATGGTAAAATAGGCCCTGGGCAATATATAAATCATGGCTGCTATCTATTGTTTCATAAATCGAGTCAATCAAAAACGATATATCGGGCAATCTTTAAATCCCACGAAGCGTATGAAAGAGCATTTAAAAGCTGCTAAAAATGGAAATGCTAAGCCTCTTTATGCCGCTATTCGAAAATACGGAGAAGAAAATTTCGAATTTGAGATCGTTGAAGAGTGTTTGATCGAGCAATTAAACGATCGTGAACAATATTGGGTTTCTCATTTTGATTCTTTCAACAAAGAAAAGGGTTACAATCTTACAACTGGTGGAAAACAATGTCAATTCGGTCCAATGACTGATGAACATAAACGAAAAATCGGAGAAGCTAATAAGATCTCTAAACTAGGAGCTAAACTTTCTGACGAACACAGGCAAAAGATCAGCGAATCTTTACAAGGACACAAAGGTCACTGGCTCGAAAAAGAGATGTCAGAAGAACACAGAGAAAAGATATCTGCTGGTAACAAGGGAAAGAAAAAATCATTCCGAACCGAAGAGCACAAACGAAAAATTAGTGAAGCCAAGAAAGGTTCGATTCCGTGGAATAAGGGACGAAAGAGGGACGATTCGTAATGCCTGTCGGTCAGGATAAGATTCTTGGGCCTGCAGGCGCCGGCATGATGGGAGATGATAATAAGCTCACCAAAAAAGCCAAAGAAAGATTTGTTACCGAAGTCTTGGCCCTGCAGGTAGCCGGCAATGAAAACGGATTGGGAATTTCTAAATTCAATCCTTTGTTGCCTGTACCGCTTATTCCTATTCCCGGTCCGCCCATGCCTTCGATCAATGGGCCCTCACCTCTTTTTTGGTTCAAACCTGAGCCCTGGGCTTTGCTGTCGGCCCCCGCAGTTCTAAATCCGGATGGTGCTTATCAAAAGTTGATCGTTACGGGTTTATACGAGCCGCTATGCAAAATGCTGAACTTGGATGGTAAGACGTCCCTGGGACCGATCTTTGATCCGACTATCTTTCTAGACCTGACAAAACCAAAATTTCAAGGTCTCAAGATACCCGATTTGCCAGGAATATTGGCTCAGCTTGTCGTCTTAGGCAATCTGTCCCAAATTTTACCGCTTCCAGGACTCGCTGCTAAGGCTATTTTGCTCAGTGATTTTGGAATTGGCGATCCCAAACTGGTGATCGATCTTGTTCCTTTGATTTTGGCCCCTCCCATACCCAAACCGCCGATTCCAGAGATCCCGTTACCTCCCATACCGTCTGTCCCCAATCCAGGATTGCCCAGCTTTTTTCTTCCCGACCTAGCTTTAGGTCTCTTTAAACTTCCGCTAACAATATTTCCGCAGCTGATCGGTGACATCAGTCTAGACATCGATCCGCTGGCTCTGATCTTGAAGATCATCAATATCATAGTTGATTTCATTCTATCGCTGCTGAAAGATCTATTTTTGGCTCCACTAACCCTGCTGGCAGCGACTCTGACCATCATGATCAAGAATCTAGCGGGCATGATTCTATGCGATCTGATTGGTAGTCTATTGGGCACAGGAGCTCTAGTAAAGATCGTGGCGAGCCTCGTCGGGCTAACCTGAAAGAATACGTAATACCCATGGCTCGGTCATTTAAAAGCGTCGGCAAGACATCATCTCAAGTTAGGTCAGAAGAACTGGCTCAGGCTCCTGCCGAGATACCTGTTGGTATAGTGACTCCCCTGAGGGTAGGAGAAAGAAGCGAAGGCATTTTCAAAATGCACTTTTCGTTGGCCGACCAGATCGCTGATAATCTGAGAAATCTCATCTCTACGAATTGGGGGGAAAGATTGGGTCAGTACTTTTTCGGAGCCAATCTGCAGGAGCTGACGACAGAAATAGTATCAAAGGATGATTTCGAAGAGGAAGCCATGGCTCGTATCAAGGCAGCCGTCGACAGGTGGATGCCATACGTCAACCTCATTGATTTTGATTCGGCTATTGACAATCAATTCAGAAAATCGACAGGGAAGATACGGTTGACTCTAACTTACACAGTCGCCGGAGTCCAGGATTTGCCACGATCATTACAGGTCGATCTCTTCATCATCTGACGAACCCATAAAGAGAGCGGGATATACTTATCTTCGACGTAGATAAGGATAGAGTATGCCCAAGCCCAACGATTCGATCAAGAAGCAGGTCCGGGATAGAAAATATCTCAACAAGACGTTTGACTCTCTTAGACAGGACCTTCTAGAATACGCACGAATCTATTATCCGGATCGGATCCAGGATTTTTCCGATTCGAGCATGGGCGGACTTTTTCTAGATTTTGCAGCGTATGTCGGTGACGTTACATCGTATTATCTCGATCACCAATTTTCGGAACTAGATCCGACTCAGGCTGTCGAGACAGCCAATATTCAAAAGCACCTGACGAACTCCGGAGTTGAGATTGTCGGAGCATCTCCGTCTATCGTTCCTGTCGAATTTACGGTAGAAATTCCTGCCGTCCGGACAGGTAACAGCGACAAACCGAGAGCCGATCTTTTGCCGATCGTCAAGCGAGGCACAGTCGTCGCCGCGGACAATGGTGTGCTTTTCAATCTCCTAGAAGATATTGACTTTTCCAAGGTCGATAAGTCAGGCAAATACGTCGCTCGCCAAGTCATTGGTCGTTCGACCTCGACGGGCATACCCATCACATTTCTGATGACACTGTCGGGTATGTGTTTATCAGGTTTTTACGAGCAAGAGCAATTCAGCATCGGTAACAATTTCATTCCATTTCGACGTATTACGCTCAATAATCCCAACGTCACGCAAGTTGTCGGAGTCTACGATTCTAAGGGCAACATTTATTACGAAGTCAAGGACCTGTCAGACGACGTCGTTTTTAGAGGCGTGACAAATCGCGGAGAGGACGGCGAACTAGTTCAAGAGAATCTAAGCATCCAGCCCGCCCCTTATAGATTTAGAAGAGACGTCGATCTCGGCACTCGCCTGACGACTCTCACTTTCGGAGGAGGAACGGCCGAATCTTTAGATGACGATGTCATTCCAGATCCTAGCGAATTTGCTCTGCCACTTTATGGAAAGAATACTTTCCCAATCACTTCTTTAGATCCCAACAGATTGTTGCAGACGAAGACGTTGGGAGTCATATCGTCCAACACTACGCTGACTGTGATCTATAGGTGGGGTGGCGGATTGGATCACAATGTCGATCCGGGGTCTATTGTCGATGTACAGACCCTGCTCATGGAATTTCCGCAGGCTCCGTCCGCTGCTGATGCCGCTACAATCAGATCGAGCGTCACGGTGACAAACACCACAAGAGCTTCAGGCGGAGAAGATCCCCCGCTGATTGACGATCTCAAGCAGCTGATTCCCCAGGTCAGAAACTCTCAGTCTCGCATCGTAACAAAGGAAGATTTGTTGGCCCGCGTTTATACGATGCCGGCTAACTTCGGAAGGGTATTTCGAGCAGCCGTCAGGTCGAACCCCAATAATCCGTTGGCTAGCCAACTCTTTGTCATTTCGAGAGATTCGAATTCTAATCTGATTCTGAGTCCAGACGCGCTCAAAGATAATCTCAAAACATACCTCAATCAATACAGGATGATCTCAGATGCCGTCGACGTGCTAGATGCTCGTGTTATCAACCTCAAAATCGATTTTGAGCTGACGATCGATCCTTCGTACAACAAGCAGCTCATCTTGCAGAATGTTTTGAAGCTGATGAAGAAGTATTTTGACATAAAAAACTTCCATATCGATCAGCCCATCGTTATTTCTGATGTCGTGACGACGATCTACAAAACACCAGGCATCATCTCTGTCAATAACAGACCGAACAATAGCTTGATCAAATTTACGAATTTGACAGGTGCTACAGGTGGTCGAATCTATAGCGATGTTAACTTCGATGTAACATCAAACATGGTCAAGGGTATGTTGATGCCCCCGCCCGGCGGCATTTTCGAAATTAAATATCCCGAAACAAATATCGTAGGTACCATCATCTGATAATTGATCTTAGAGTATATTTTCTTCATGATTAAACGAATCAGACATCCCAAGTCATTCGATATTGACACGATCAAAAATGATCTGATCGATCTTTATGTCAATAAAGGTTGGCCAATCATCGCTCTGAGCAAAAAATTCCATCTAGGATCTCCAAAAATTCTTGCTGGACTTCAAAGATGGGGAATTCAAAAAAGAAGCAGGTCAGATGTTCTGAAGTTTACGTTTGATGAACGAAGAAAGCTACGAGCATGCGCATCTTGTTCCGAACAATTCAGAGGAACATACAATCAAAAATTTTGTCAGAACTGCGTCGGTAATTCATCAAAATCTGGTCTTCTTCGTTTGTCATCGTACGCTATGAACGAAAATCAATTTAGCGAAATGTTGAATCAACAGCAAGGAAAATGCTTGCTTTGCCAGCGCGATTTTTCTGAAATCAAACCTCCTAAATCAAAATCATCTTCGATTGTTGTCGATCATGATCATAAAACACGAAAAGTGCGTGGACTTTTATGCGGCGGCTGCAACATATCCCTTGGTCACATAGAGAAAAAATCTTCTGAATGGTTACGAAGAGCCATCTGCTACGCGAAAGTTGAACTGTAATGTACCGAACTTTCAGATCCAGCAAGGACACGTATATCACCGATCGAGTCTCTAGAGGACGTCGAAACACGGACGCCAATGTGGGCCGCGCCGGTACAATGGACATCTATAAGCTCTACGGAGTGACCAAGTCGGGATCGAATCCGAACAACGAACTCACTCGTGGGCTCATCAAATTTGACATTCAAGACCTCAAAGACGACTATTCAGCCGGTCTTTTTAGCATCACTTCCCCAAAGTTCAAATGCGTCCTCACTTTGCACGACGTATACGGGGGCCAGACGACTCCCGATAACTTCGATCTTTGTCTGCTACCGCTGTCAAAATCGTTTGACGAGGGTGTAGGTCGCGATGTCGTCTTCTATCAAGACAAGGACATTTGCAACTTTTTGACGGCGTCGTCGACTTCCGTTTGGACCCTCAGCGGCGCTAATTCCAAAGGAAATCTCGGAGACCCAAGCATCGATGCTATCGTTAGCGGTAACTTAGGAGCGGGAACTGTAGCGCTCTGGAAGACTCAAAATTTTGTTCGGGGGGACGAGGATCTTGTTATCGACGTCACTCAATACATCTCGGGAATTCTAGCCGGAGTTTTGCCCGACCACGGGTTTAGGGTCAGCTTTGTCGAGTCTCAAGAAAACGATACTGACACCCGCTTTGTCAAGCGTTTTGCGACTAAAGAAGCTGCTGATCAGCAGAAGCATCCTAAGCTTGTCGTTCGATATGACGATAGCATACAGTCGAACAATACTGATTTCATCTTCGATTATCCAGGCAGCGTTTTTTTCTATAACAACGTCCGCGGTACTTTGAGAAACATAGTCTCAGCCAGTTCTGAGATTACAGGATCTAATTCCCTGCTTTTGAAACTTCGAACCGAGGTCTCGGGCGGTTGGTACACGTTGACCTACACAGGATCGCAGCATACGTTTGCCGGTCAGAATATCGCTGGTACATACTCGGCATCTTTTACGGTACCATCTTCCGACTCAGTGCTGGCTCAGAAAATCGTGCAAAGCGGCTCCGTCGTTTTTGATCTGATCTGGGGATCGTTAGACGGCACCTTGGGCTATTTTACTTCGTCGGCCGGTTTTACAGTTCATCCTCCACTTAGAGGCGGAAATGCTCCGGGTCCGTCGAATTACATCGTCTCGGCCTTCAACCTTTCTCAAGAATACAAAAAGTCAGATAAAGTTCGCATACGAGTCCACGTCGAAGACGCTAATTCGCCTTACACGAAGTTTGTCAAGAAGTTTTTTGTGACTCCGAGCTTCATCCCTGAAAAGGCTTATTACGCCATCAGAGACTCTATTTCCAACGAGATCGTCATCGATTATGACGATGTTTATGATTCTACTCGTCTGAGCTCAGACGCATCGTCCCTCTGGTTTGATTTTCACATGTCTAATCTCTATGAAGGACATCTATACGAGATTGACATCATGATCGTCGAGAACGGTCTCAAACGACACTATCGAGGAATCTCCGGAGCATTCAAGATCGAAAGCTCTTCTTAAGTTGTATTTTAAAGACTAACAATGGCAGATACGCCTTCGAGATTTACTCCGAGCTTCATCCAAACTATCATCGATGGTGCTAGATCGATCCGTTCGAATCTCGAGCAAACGTCCGATTCCAACTTTGAAAGCACCAGCTCGTTCTTTTACGACGTTCCCGGAGTCGGACTTAAATCGACCCAGCAGGTCAACCTAGACTGGTCTAAATTCGAAAATCACACGTTCTTCAATTCAGCCGAAGTAAATGTCAACATAGCCTTTGACAGAATAATCAACGGCTTTCCATTTGATGGTACCAGACGAGAATACGAGAAATTTTTTGAGGGACTATCAGGGTTTGAGAAATGGGTTTTTGACCGCTTCCCCAAGAACGTCGGATATCTCTTCTTTTCGGGTACAGCCACCGGAGAAAATGGCGCTAATGGCACAAGCATTTCCGTTCGTGACTACGCAGGCGGAGTTTATCCTGAACTTTCAAAAGTAAAGTCAGGAACGCCCGTCATCGATCCAGGAGATCTTTCCTGGACGGTCGAACTGCAAATCTACGTTCCGCCGCAAGCGAACGGAAATCAAGTCGTATTTCAGCGAATTTCGGGTACCAACGTTGGTTACACTTACTTCCTAAATTCGACGGGATCTTCGACTGTCACTAATTCGACATTTGTCGTGCAGAGTGGCAGCTTCTTCATGTCGGCCTCGGTGCCTCTGACGAAGGGCCGATTCAATCATGTTGCGCTGACGTACGACAAGGATAGCAGATTTCATCGACTGCGTACATTCCTCGAATCCGAAGGATCGATGGATTCGACGACTAGCGTCGTCATGGGCCCTTTGACGACAGCAGGCACAAATCTCACGATAGGATCAGGGTCGACATTCAACGTCGGCATCGCTTCTATTTCTCCCGATCAGACATTCTCAGGCGCTCTAGATGAGTTTCGATTCTTTCATTCGACTCGTAGCGAATCTAAACAGGCGGCATATGCTCAAAAATCCATATATGCTAGCGACGATCTGAAGCTTTATTTCAAATTCAACGAGCCTTCCGGTGCCTTGTCGGACGATGAATCCGATGCCATCAACAGAATCGTTCTGGATAGCTCGGGCAATTCTCTGCACTCCCACATCGATAATGGGTTTAGCTTCTCTCTAAGATCGACCGGGTCGATCCCCAGTCCGATGACGCTCGAAAGATTCGACCTGTCTCCCGTCTTGTTCACTTCTTTTGGGGAGGTTGCGGAGCTCAATATCGATCTATTGAGAAGTGCGACTCAATACGATGCTGAAAATCCCAACCTGATTACCCGGTTAGTTCCCAAGCATTATCTCGTTGACGGACAGGCCTTCGATGGTTTCGAAACTCAACAGGGCCTAATCGGAGAAGAATATCAAAGCAATTCTATTCCCGGCTCGGGCAAGCTGGGCAACGTGCAGCTCATGCTGACGTTCCTTTACATTTGGGCAAAATTCTTCGACGAACTTAAGATTTTTGTCGATGCTTTTAGCAAGCTTCACTTCGTCGACTATTCGTCAGACGATACCTCTCCCGATCAATTCATCCCGCAGATGTATAAGTCTTTGGGATTCAATATGCCTCCGTTGTTCCTGGATGCTAGTATCGAACAGTATGTCAATCAGGAAAACGTCGAGTTCAACATTTCTCGTGGTGCTCATCCGCTCAAATCAGTGCAAAATCAGATTCTTCGAAGGATCCTGGTCTCGATGGGCAGCATCATTCGCTCTAAGGGAACTCAAAGAAGCATAAAATCCTTCATGAGAGCCGTCGGCATCGACCCCGACAACTCCTTCAGAATCAGAGAATTCGGAGGTCCGACAGCTAGATCTCTGACGTATTCTCGAGAAGAAAAGATTGAACCCGGAACCTGGCTTAGTGGCACAACGGGTGCTTCGCTCGCTACCGCCTACTTGTCCTCAAGTCGATTGGAACCAGGATTTCCGCAGATTGCCGGTCAGTTTGTTCAGAATCATCCGACAGCATCTTATCATCCGCACGGCATTTCCAACAACAGAAACGACGGTTTACTCACTTCGGGCTCGTGGACATTCGAAGCGAACTACAAGTATCCGCTCAGTCTGAAATTGACCGCTAATACGCAAAGCCTGGCCCGAATGGAAGTAACGGGCACCCTTTCTAGTTCGGGCGGCACGACATTCAACTTGGTCGCGATTAGCGGCTCGGGCATCTTTGAACCCCATTCCGTCGTTCTTTATGGCCGCCCGTCGGCGGGAGCAAATGCTCCTGTTTTGAAACTAGAAGTCGACGTCGATATCTTTGACGGAGATCGATGGTACATCTCATTCGGTCGTATGCGAGGAGACGAATCTGGGTACTACGCTTCTTCTTCTTACTTTTTGAGAGCCAGCAAGGACTCTCTAGGAACATGGTATTCTGAAGATACAGCATGGTTCCGAGAAGTCGGAAACGAATCGACGAATGCCAGCAGTTCTCTCGAGAATCTTGACGCCGCCTTCAACGCTTCGGGATCGTTTATCCGTATCGGCACGGGATCCATGCCGACAGGAGCGGGATCGAGTTACCTCTATCTCAACAATACGTCAGCTGTCACCGAATCGGCCGCTCATCGTACTGTATTCGAAGGGCAAGTCGCTCAAATCAGATTCTGGTCTAAGGCTCTATCAAACGCTGAATGGAAAGAGCACACTAAGAATTATAAGTCGCTCGGAGTCGAAGATCCTCTGACGAATTTCAACTTCTCCAACGCTAATTCGGGATCGTTCGGTAAACTTCGAGCTGATATTTCGATGCGTCAACCGACTAAAACAACCGACCCTGATGGTCGGATCACTTTCTTCGATTTCTCTCAGCATAACTTGCACGCTGTCGGATCGAATTGGGGAGCTTCTACCAATCCGTTTATCGTCGACATCTTTAGATTCTCCACGTTGTCACCGTATTTTGATGAGGCGTCGACCAACGAGAAAATCAGAGTCAGAAGCTATCAAGATTATGACAAGGTACAGGAAACACCCTGGGCCGAAGTCGCGCCTGTCTATCGGATCAATCCCAGCGAACGACCGACCGATAACACGAGATTCTCTATCGAATTCTCGTTGGTCGATGCTCTTAACCGAGATATGATCAACATTTTTGCTACTCTAGATTCTCTCGACAATATCATCGGCAATCCTGAGCTTGTTTTCTCTCCTGATTATCCCGGGCTGGAATATTTGCGCGACATCTATTTCAATCGGTTAACAGACAAGCTCAATTTCAAATCGTTCTTCGAATTTTTCCGATGGTTCGAGCAGTCGATCGGAATGTTCATCGATCAGCTCATTCCAAGAAAGACCAAATACTTCGGAACGAACTTTGTCATCGAATCCCACATGCTCGAGCGTCCTAAGTTCGAACTGTTGGGCAATGACATTTATCTTGGTGAGAACGATCGCTACAAGTTTAGAGACGTACTGCTGCTACAGCAGATTAGTGGGATAATACGTAAGTATTGAAAATACATACCGAATATAATGTTGTCATGCATTACATCTACATCGTACGAAATAGTATAGACGAGAGAGTCTACATCGGAAAAACAAACAATTTTTCAAAAAGAAGAGATGATCATCGTTATTGCGCTCTGCGCTCGCAAAGGTGATACTCGACCGCTTTACTGTGCAATGCGAGAATTGGGATCAGAGTCATTCGCATTTGAAATTCTTGAAGAATGTGAAACAGATTTTCTTACAGTTGAAAGAAAGAAATTTTGGATATCTCATTTTGATTCATTCAATCGAGGATTCAATCTGACGCCTTCTGGAGGTTATCACGTCGGTAACAAAGGTCGCAAATTTTCAGAAGATCACCGCCGCAAACTAAGCGAGGCTGCCAGGCGTAGATATAAGAAGTAATGTCGCTCAATCCCAACTCCGTCAAGCCGTTCAACGATACGAAGCCCAATAAAACTCATTGGACTGACGTCGAAATTTCGTACGCTGACGGCACGGACACGACATCCTTCGATCGATTTAGGCAAGGCGTCGAATTGACCATGCCTCGTTACTATTATGAGGGCACTGTCAAGATCCATTCGGGTGAGGACGAACACGAGATCAAGCAATGCACGTTCGGACAGTCTAAGATTAGAGTATCTCCTTACCCGCGTTTCGAAGAAGTCGATAACTGGAATCCCGTAACTTATGTCCAGTGGGATCATCGCATTTCGCAAGAGACGCTGCTTCGAACATATGAGAATACGTTTCCTGTCATCGTCGGCGATATCGATCGTTACGAGTTTTTGAATGGAGACGGCGCGCTCGAGCCGCTAGCTCTGAGAGAAAAGTCCAACAATTACTCTATCGATATTCCGTTCTTTGCTCACGATATCAAGGCTGCCTTTCTCGAAGGCAATGTCAACTATCTGTTGGCTCACGATCAGATCGTCAACAAATATACACCTGCCGACGAACATTCAGCTATCAACTACTTTGACTCGGTCGACACATCAGAAGGTGGAGGAACCGTTATCGAAGGCTACGTTAGCCCAGAAATTGCTTTTACGGGACCGGTAAGAGACAACAAACAATCAACGGGAATTAAACTGAGTGTGAATATGAGCAGCCAGATGATAGACGCGCTGAGGCTCATGTCTCCCCCTGAAGACAGCTATGCCTCTTCTGATCAGATCGTCATGACTTCCGGATTCATTCATGACTTTAGCAGATTCGGCACCGACTCTATCGCCTTCGGAGGAATGTCTGCTAGTCAGATTCAAATTTCAGAGGAGATAGAAGTCTGATGCCTTCTGCGCCTCCATTCAATGATACGGTAGTTGTCAACGTCAACTATCGCCAGGCACACTCTGTGTCAGGTAGCGATACTAATCTGACCGATCAATTTCGACAAGGCATCGAACTCAGAGACAACTTTTATTTCATGGGAGCCGTCAAGATCCATTCTGGATTTCCGCAACACGAACTGGCCCAAAATAAATTTGGTCAGGCCCGACCGGCCCTTGTCGACGAAAACTGGTATTATGACCTCGATACCTACGGGCCCGACACTTTTCTTCGCTCTAACCCTTTGACCGATGGAGCCCTCAGATCGTGCGAATCTGTTTTTCCAAAAGCTAATCGAAATTTGCCTCTCGCGTACGAGAGTTCTATGGACGGCGTTTTGGAACCCATCGTCATTCGTGCTCGAGTTAGTTTCTACGATTCTGAAGATTATAAAGACTCGCGCAACATCTTCGGACGACTGTCAGACGGCAACGACATTGCAGATGGTAGAAACGATCAGATCGTCAGCGTTTACGAGCTCAATACACGAGCAAATGAGTCTCCTTTCCTAGACCAGGTGGGATCGATTGGCAACGTCAGTTTGCCGGGCGAAGTCGATCTGACCCCTAATAAGATCATTCCCTGGTCAGACAACATCGTCTCTTCTGGTAGCTTGGTTTCTGCCAATATGGACGCCGATATGCGGTCCAAAGTTCTTTCTTTGGGATCGTACCAGGACAATTACATTCCGACGTCACGAAAGTCGATGCCTTCTGGTTTTTCTTTTGATACGGCAGAAGGCACGGACTCGATCGCCTTCGGAGGGTATTATTACATTTCTAGCAGCGTATCTCGACCTCCGAGTGCCTGAGAGCTTTCACGATGACGTACTTAGTGTAGATTATATCCGTCAGAGATGTCTCAAAGGAAGCAGTTACCTAGAATCGAGATACGACGCCAGGACGATCGTCCCGGAGCATATCCGAGCATCCTGAGAACGGGAGATCCGACGAGGAAAGGCAATCAGTCGATATACTTCGACGATACGTCTACTATCCTCTACGATCCCTCGTATTACGTTCCCTCGGGCTTCAGCGGCTCGCAGGCTTCCTCCAGCATTTCTTGGCCCTCTACTCTGACTGTCGGTTCGAAGCTGCATGCAGCGACTGACTTTACCAGTTCGATCGTTACATTCGGTAAGACTGTCAAAAGCTCTGTCGGCGGGCTCAACGATCTTCCTGTTTTTTCTGAAGCTCCGGGTCCTTTTAAAGAAGATGGTTTGCATGAACAGATCGAAGATTCATCTGACTTCTTTTTGACGGGTACCGGAGTCGAACACGTCGGCTTCGGTCTGCAATCCAAGCTCAAGTCGAAAATCGCTATTCGCATCAGGCTCAATAACGTCGAACCGCAAACTATTCCAGGAAATCGATCGAGCCTCTATTATTGGAGAAGCAGCCTCGTTGACGGTGACAATGGAACCCTGCAGGCGGTGGCCCCCGATGCCGAGGGGCCCGCTACAGACAACGCCAGTCTGACGACGACATACCCGAACATGGACGCAAAAATGTTCGGACCCTTTGGTAATTTTTTGCTGTCAGGAGCGGCTAATGTTCCGTATTACGGTGTCAAATCCGTTTCGAAGATTAAGACATCCCTTAATGATGCGTTTCAGTGGCAAAACAACACAGCTTCGGTGTTGACGGATCCCAGATACGCTCCTATCCCTAACAATCTCATTCGAATGGATCGATATATCAATCATCCATTTGTCATCGAAAAAGCTGTCATTGAATTCCCGCTTCGGGCAGGAGCCGGGTGGTTTAACGATCGAACTCAGATGATGCCCAATGGGCCCTTTGATAACGTACCTGACGCTGGAGGACCGTGTGTCACATTCGCTTTGCTAGGTACCAACAACATCGGAAAACGAGATCTGATAATGTCAGCGACTGTCATCCCGGCAGGAGATGACATATCGGGCACGATGACATTTACATCGGGCGGCAACACGTATCGAGCGATGTACGGATTTCGTAGCTTTGGTCGACCGTCGACGACGATCCAGCCCAACGCGGACGGAAAGTTTACTGGCTCGATCGTCGTTCCGGGAACTGCTAACGTCAGAAATAGCATAATCAGTTACGGAGCTCCTCCCGCCGCCGGACGACTTTGGACAGCCACGGAATTTAAAGAGAGCTATATCGGTTCGATCGATCCCTATGGACGAGGCTCGACAACTGACCCGTGCGGTCGATCGATCTTTGGAAAAGAGTTTACGACCCCGCAGATCTCCAAATTCAATATTCAATCCAACAATAAGAAATTGTTTGGTAATCCAGGAACAGGGATTGCAGGGGATTATCCCGAAATTTGGTCATTCGATTCCAACGTGCCGAGTCCGTATATCATCTATCCTAAGGATAGCCTGATGTTGACGCTATCAAAACACCGACCGGTGATATCCGTCAACTCTTTGTATACTTCGCTCGGAGCCCCGACAGGCTCCCACGATTTCGTTGTCTTGCCAGGCAAGATCAACATTACTTTGTTTGGGTCTCTTCTCAGAGAGGGTATCGAAAATAACGACGGTCATAATCCAAATAGCACTACTGCGGCCGTGCACGAAGTTATCGGAGGAGATCCGATTTACGACGAATATGACGTCTTTTATAGAGATGAACTAAGGGACACTTACATAACTGATTATGTCTCTGGAAGCATCTTTGCTAACGGTCCTTCCGGAAGGGCTCGTTGGAGATCATCTCTTGATAGTAATGCATCTGCCCGTTTGACGTTTGCCGATCGAGTTAGCGATCGAAGAAAATTCATCTATCACCTTGTTTCATTTAGAAGATATTCGGAAGCCAGTTCTGTTACTGAAAGATTCTATGACAGCCTTGTTCCTCCCTTGGATGAAATTCTAAAAAGGGGCCGATATTTCACGAGGCTTTATGCTTGGTTGTTGTTTGGTACAGGACCTAGAAATGTTATCACGGTCAACCTAGATTCGAATCAATACTCAAGCATCTATCAAAATCACTCGTCTAACGACTGGAGCCGGTCCTTCCCGTTTGAGCCCCGATACGGCACTGTTCTCAGAGCAACGACTCAAAAATTCTTCGCTCGTTTCCTTCTCAATTTCTTTTCTTTTTACTCTTACTACGGTCGATATTTCGACATGAATGACAACATGGTCATCAAGGTCGGAGTTGGCAGCAATGTGCACAACATCGGAATAGACCAAATCGATCCAGGTGCTCAAAGAGTCGGACTTCGAAACGAAGTAGCGCTGAAGTTGCTTTACGGCATCGGACAGTTCAATAACTGTTATCGAGTAGGATCGAAGACGTTCGGCGCGACCGACCGTCCGTTGATGATCGAAAATGTTTTCACTAACAGCTATGCCGGAGTCGAGATCAGAGGCTGGAAGTACGGATTAATCAACGGACTTCCCCAATACTCTAAGGCTCTCTATCGTCGAGATCGCTACGGTCAATACCGAGACATGCTCGAACAGCGACAGGATACGAAGTTTTTCCAAACCGTCGACGAAGCAGAAAGAACCGGACGCCGCCTGCTAGCTACGAAAAAGAATATGTCGTATGCCGGAGCGGCCGTCGTCAATGTAAAATTTCTCAATTCATCAGGAAGCCGAGTACGACCCGAAGAAACTTATTCCTCTAATCTCAGTTTTGAAGCTACATCTTCTTTGCCATTTTTCGATGGGCAAGTTAGAAATAGAGAAGAACCTCTAAGCTTCACGAATATTCAGCAATTCCAGTACATGGGATGATAGATGCCCTCTAAGAAGAAAAGATCTCCACGACTTGAAATTCGGATTCTGGACAACCAGATTGGCCGATATCCGACCGTCGCACGCACGGGAGATTCTAATCGCACGGGCGCGGGATCCATTTTCTATGACGATACCGACACGTACGTCTATACTCAGTTGTCCGATTCTTCTTCTGTCGGATCCCAATTTGTTTCCATGCCGACGTCGATCCCTTCGGGTTCCAAATATCTTCTTGGAAACCTGACATCTTCGATTTTTGTATCGGGTAATGCTATTCGAGATGTCGAGCAATGGATCAGCCCGGTCATCGCCCGGCAATTCGAGACGATCAAACCGTATATCGAAAGCAGCCAATACGAGCAAGATCTTAAGACGACAGAATTCTACAAGACGGGATCATCTCTCGAAGAGTTTGGTCTGGGATTTTTGTCTAAGTTGGACAGCAAAACAAAGATATCGATCGATATTCCTGTCGCAACTCCCGTGCAATTGCAACCAAGATCTGCTAGCATCTATTATTTGAATAGTGAGCGAGGGCGCTTCGAAGAAATAGCGGCAGGACTTAGACATCGTCCGTGGGCAAATATAAATTTCTGGGAAACCAGACTATTCAACCATCTCGGATCTAACATCTTGTCGAGCTCTAAAAATGATGTTTTGCAGCTCGGACACATTCTCAACACACCGACAGAAAATCAGACTCTTCCCCGATCGTATCTGCAAGACAATTTACCCACAGCTTTTTCCAACATGGGAAGGCTGCTGAGTCTCGTCAATACACAGTCGGCTCTCATCGATTCGAATTTCGAAGCCACCTCGTCTCAATACATCCAGATGAGTCGTTTCATTTCTCAACCGTTTATGGTCGAGAAAGTCATCATGGAAATCCCAATCAAGGCCGGGCCTGGATGGCTCAGAGACTATACAAGATTCGTTCGTCTCAGCGCTATCAATGGATATAGAAACGATCCGTTTGATACAGGCGGTCCGGCAGTAACTTTCGGATTAATCAATCAGATCAATCGAAACAACCGAGACCTGATTCTCTCTGCGACCATTATTCCAGAAAACGATAACTTCATCGGTCAAGACGTCAGCCCGTTGTACAACGAACGATTCGCTTCAGGTTTCAAATCGTATGGACAACCGGCTCTCGTCATTCCATCTAGTTCGAATCAAACATTCACAGGAACGCTTAAATTTCAGCTCGAACCCAGAATTTCAAACGGAGTTACTTCTCTAGGATTCTTCTGTGTATCCGGGTCGTATAGCCTTTATGGCTCAAATCGAGGAGACAAGCTTAGAAATTCTTTTGCCATTTCTGTCAATCCATTTGGACGATCGATGAGAGGCGTCGCCGCCGGACGAAGCGTCTTTGGTAAGGAATTTTCCGTACCTGATGGTGACGGAGTTTCTGCTCTAGCTCGATTCTTTCCTGAGGGTATCGGATCGTATTGCGATGTATACCTCTACAACTACCAACAGAATGCTATTTCTCCGTACATTCTGTTCCCGTCGGACAAGCTTGTGCTCTCTGTATCGAAATACAGAGCGTGCGTTTCTCAAAGCGCTGTCAACGGAACGGTGCCCTTCAATTTCAACGGCGGAATGAATCTCAATCAGGCGCACGATATCTGGATGGATTCGGGTACCATCAAAATCACGATGTACGGTAGTATGGTTCGAGAAGGGTCGGAATATCACGACAGCCTCAATTCTCGACTAGATACCAATTCTGTTCATGAGTCAATTCACAATGTGATTGTCGATGAATGGGACGTCGGATCTGTGCAAGAATTTACGGGCTCGATGAGGGCTCAACACATGTCGGGCACGGCCACACCTTTCTTGAATCATCAAGAATATCAGTGGTCTAGACAGCGTCAGATAGATTCGACTGATTTCGATCCTCGAAATACATTCTCGTCTATTTTTGCATCCGAGCAGCCGGTTCAATACTGGGAGCGAGTCCAATTCTTCAGAAACATTCAAGTAACATCTGACAACGAGCAGTATTACGACAGCATGCTTCCTCGATTCGATGAAATCTTTCGAAAGGAAAGATCGGGCGCACCGTACAATGCTATCGTCGGTTCGGGAGATATGTTAATCACTCTGGATTTTATAGACAGCGTGACAAGAGGGTTTTCAGTCGTTGATTGGTCTCGATCTTTTCCGTTCGAGCCCAAATATTCTGATCTAGTTCGAACTAAAGCAATAGAAAAAGTAGCTTCTAGATATAACACAAGCGGATTCTTTGCTAATCCGGGCACGGCCAGGCTATCTCTTCTGTCCCCGACCGATACTAAGATCGCCATCGAAGTCTATAGAGTCCCCTTCGATGGTGAGCCATTCGATTCGGGAGGAAATTACTATCACATTTGGGCGGACTCAATCAACGGAAACTTCGCAGGTCTCAAATACACCGATCTGATCAAAATTTTGTACGCTTCGGGCGACTACAACAACGTTCGTTCCGGAACGACAGGGGTTCATGGATCGGACGAAAGCCCAGGACAATTCTACGGGTCGACGTGCCGACCCTTTTTCCGAACGAAAACATTCGATGTAGGAGCTCCCAACTATGGATACCTAAATCAGGTATACAGAGGAGCCCTCATCAGAGGTTGGAAATACGGATTGCTCAATGGATTCGAGACCCAAACTAAAGCCGTCTTTAGAAGAGATCGCTATGGCCATCTCAGAGATATGCTCGAACAGCGAAACGACTCCAAATTTCACGATGGGCTAAGCGTGCTTCCTTCCCCTGTTAACGTCAAATTTATCGGGCCCAACGGATCGACAGTCAAGCCCGAAAACACATTTTCTTCTAATCTAAGTTTCGAAGCTACCTCTTCACTTCCTTACTTTGACGGAACTGTTCGTAATCGGGAGGAGCCTCTATATGTTCCGAGTATTTATTCGGCGAAATTTACCCGGTAACGGGCTAGACTAAATGCCTAGTTTCAACGTAGCAGAAGCTAAGAGGACACCTCAGATCGTTATTCGCGATGGCAAGGGTGATGTTGTCACCGTTGTTACGCCTAGAGATCTGCAGGTAGGATTTGAAGGCAGCCCGGGCGCCCTTATTCTCAAGGGCGCCCTGGACATCAATGCGTTCGTCCTGCAAATTAGCAATCCGGCCGATGCGGCTAACGTTAGAGTTTCAAACGATAAAATCGCCTACTTCATTCTGAACGATTCAGGAGTCGGCGTCACAGTCAAACTTCCCACGCCTCCCGCTAATCCTGGCCAGACACACATTATCAAGGATTATCGAGGAACTGCCAGCAACACAACTCCGATAACCATCACGACAGACGATGCATCGACGATCGATGGTCAGACGGCACAAAACATCGTCGTCGCTTATGGCGCTATCATGTTTGTCTGGACGGGGCAGGGATGGGTTTCTCTAGCTCTCGGAGCCTCAGGCACCGGCGGCGGCGCACCTAATAATTCTCGTTACGTTGTTTGGAGCACCGAAATCGGACTTTCGAATTCTCGAGTCCTATCGGTCACCTCGGGCCACCTAACTCTCGATACGACAGCTCCCAATGCCAACCTCGGACTAGCCAACATAGGAACTCCGGGAACGTATACGTTCCCCAGCCAAATTACGGTCGATTCCCAAGGAAGAGTCACGTCGATTACTTCGACCACCGGATCGGGAGGTAATGCCGACCCAGGTGCCGACCCAGGTGCGTCTTACGTCGTAATGGCGCTGACTGCTTCTCTAACTAACGAAAGAGTCGCGACGCAAGGTTTGGGAATTCGAATCACTGACGGCGGTGCGAATGGTCCTGCGACTTGGGCTATCGATAACAGCGTCGTTGCCACTATCTCCGGATCTACCTTTACTGGAGCGACTCTACACACCGCGGGTCTGTCAGGTTCTTTGACTAGATTGACTGATGGTCGATCTTACATCGTCGGAGGCACAGGCATCACTGTCACTTCGGCTTCAAACGGACAGGTGACCATCACGGGATTGGCAGCATCCTCTTCCGTCGATGCTCCAATCAATGCGACTTATCTTGTATTGACAGCTGATGGCACTCTGACGGCGGAACGTGTCTTTACTCCTATCAACGGCATCAAATTTACTGATGGAGGCGCGGGCGGCGCTTATAACATCTTCATCGATGACAGAATTGTTGCCACTATTTCGGGTTCGACATTCTCGGGTGTGACGAATCACACCGCCGGCCTCTCGGGTTCTCTGACCCGTCTGACGAACGGACAGTCGTATCTTGTTGCCGGCGCGAACATCATTATCACTTCTGCGTCTAACGGACAGGTAACGATCACGTCGACCGCGTCGGGCTCGGGCGGCGGAGGAACAGGAACAGGAGACAATGAAGCTTCTTACGTCGTTCTGGGTCTGACTTCTTCTCTGACAAATGAAAGAGTGCTGACGGCTGGAGCGGGTATTTCCATCACCGATAACGGACCCAACAGCAGCGTCGTCATTTCGGCCAACGGCAGCGCAAACCGTATCATGAGATACGGGATCACTCACGAAACTATCACAACGACTCAACCCTCGTCATCCGTCGAATCTATCGGCATGACGTATTTCGACCAATCGACCTTGCCGATTGGCGCAAAGAGCTATTACTTCAAATCGATATTGGCTCCGTCGACCGAATCGACGGTCGCCTACCTAGAGCTCTACGACTATAGCGGGATCATCTCGGGAACACCCCAAATAATCCAGGGATCGATTGTTACGGGTTCTTCCACCACATTCACTTATTTTTCCAAGGACCTAACGAGCGTCTTGACGAGCGTCACAGGATCAGGCATCTTGGAAGCTCGTTTGTGGTGCACTCCGACGGGTTCAAACCTCGCTGCTATCTGCAAGAGCGCCTGGTTGGAGATCCAGTTCTCAGGTACTCCCGTCACTCAGTCGAATAAATTCAATCTGATGAATGGCATCGCCACGACAGACCAAGGATCGGGTTCAAACGAATCTTTGGGAATGGCGTATCTAGATCAGACGCAGCTTCCGACGGGAACCAAGAAATTCTATTTTAGAACAATTTTGGCCCCTGTCTCGGGAACGACAGTGGCATACGCCGACTTGTACGACTATAATGGAATTATCAACGGAATTCCGCAACCCATCTCGGGATCTGTCGTCACAGGATCTTCGACGACATTCACTTACTTCTCCAAAGAGATCACTGCCGCTCTGAGTTCGGTGACAGGATCTGGCATCATCGAAGCTAGATTCTGGTGCACGCCTACTGGATCCAATAGGGCTGCCATCGTCAAGAGCGCGATGCTTGAAGTAGAAACGACATAATTAAGGTAACGCAATGCCCAAATATAGAGGACGAGTAGATTGCTTTTCATACCCGCTGCAGGCAGATCCTGGTGCCGGCAACTGGAGGGGTCCTCGCGCGCACAGCGAAATGTTCATCAACACTGTGCAGCACATCCAGCAATACGGACCTGAGCTAGGTATCGAGATTATCGCTGCCAATTATGGCGCGGGTGGGACGGGATTCCAATTCTGGGATCAGGGCACGCCCCCGGGTCCTCGTACCTGGATCGTCGCCCGATTTCATTCGGCCTCGATGGGCAAGTTCGATATGCTGCTTTATCAGGTCTCGGCGAGCTCGGGTCAGACCTTGGGCGGAGTCGTCATGTCGCAACAGGTCAACTCCTTCGCCGGTTCAAATCGTCTTTACGGAAGTTTTGGTGCATCGTTTGCTTGTCATCCTTCGGGCTCGAATACAGGTTCGGCTGACGGGCCGTGGAATGGTAGCTATAGCTTGACGTCCGCTACTCTAGGCATCGGCAATTCAGGACTGTCGGCAAACAATCCGCTTTGGAAGACGACGGCCGACAGCAAGGGCGCATTTTTTCCGCGCGCCAACGGCATCGCGGGAACTTATTCGGCTAGTCGAAATTATTTGGCGACCCTTAACGAAGACGGCGCGCAAGTCGGTACCGAAGCTACATTTTTGCCGGCCCGATATCACATCCTGCTGAGCGAAGATTCTTTCACATTCTTAGTCGATCATGCCAACGATACTTCGTATAAAGTGACCCATTTTGGACCCTATTTTCCGCGTTCGGGCTCTACACCCTATCCCGAGAGTCCGTATTACATGTTCACTAATTCCGTTTCGACAGTCAATCCTGTGGGTGCGTTTTACACTCAAGGGAATATCGGACAAACGGCCGGCGTAGGCGGAGGAGTTTCAACTCCCGATGGTGCCGTTGCTCATCCCAACCTGTTGTCGGGAGCCTTGATTTTTGGACATGTTACGATCGGTGGCCTGGATTCGATCGCCAGTTATACGAATTTTGTCAATAGCGGATCCTTTGAGAAGATCCCAATGTGGGTGGCTATCTCAGAAGGAACCAACAACGGAATATTGGGTCTAGCTAAACACGTCGCTTGGGGTTACGGAATGAATTCGAACTCAATCAGTTACAGTTCGAGCTCAGCTGCAATGGGTCTTGCAGAAGCTCAGGGCGTCAAAATAATCATACCATGGTCTGGATCGGCACCAGGCACCAATTGGCAACACAGAACAGGCCGAATCATGAATTTTGATGTCTGAGGTTTCAAATGCCCAAATATAGAGGACGAGTAGATTGCTACATGAACCCGACTTCTGATTCCGCATCAATAGATAGTCGAACGATCGGAGAGATGTTTATCAATACCGTTCAACATCTCTCGGGCTGCGCTGATCTGGGTATCGAAATGATCGCTGCCAATTACGGAGTCGCCGGCACAGGATTTACTTTCTGGGACCAAGGTACGATCGGTGCTGGACATCGAGCGTTTGCTGTTTTTCGATTTCATTCGGCGTCACTAGGCAAATTTGATTGTATGGTATTCGTCGCCACCGGCTCCGGTGTATCAAACGGCCCGATGAGACCGGCAGGATGGGGAGTTACGAACGCGGCCGCGAGTCGAGGAAATCTTGGATTTGCATTTGCTTCTCATCCCTCGGGATCAAACACGGGATCGGCCGATGGTCCATGGAATGGTACGTACAGCCTTACATCAGCTTCAATCGGAGATCCCGTTTGGAAATTGACTCCCGACGGTAAGGGATCATTTTTTCCTAGATCTTTGAGTCACGGCGGCACGTATTCGGGCAGCCGAAATTATATGTCGATCGCTAACGATAATTTGACCAGCATCACACCGATGAGATATCACATTATCGCTAGCGAAGATAGTCTAACGATATTGACAGATTCTTTGGCCGACGGTAATTATCGAGTTATTCATTTTGGGTCATATGCTCCTCGAGCTGGCATTACGCCTTATCCTGAGAGCCCGTACTTTATGATCAGCAACGGCGGTGCGAACAACAACCCTTGGGGCAATACTTGGACAACCACCAACGGCTTAGCGCTCAGTCCCGGTGTCAATACTATCGACGGCGCTATAGCACATCCCACTCTAACAAGCGGATCGAGGCTTTATGGCGTGGCTCAAGTGTTAGTAAACAGCACGATCGGTTATAACAATTTCGTCAATAACGGCTCGTATGAACGATTTCCGATGTGGGTCATCCTGTCAGAAGGCGTCGATAACGGCATTTTGGGAACGATAAATCATCTCACGTATGGAATCGGTATGGCGACTCACACCGTGACACCGACTTCTTCTTCGGCGGCATTCGGTACATTGACCGTGACTGCCGGTAAGATTTTGATTCCGTGGTCAGGCAGCCAACCTGGGTTCCAAAACGGAATTCGCACGGGCCGTACGATGAGCTTCGATATTTAAGATTATGCCCGGTAATGAATTCGCTGATCTAAGCTTTGTTGGATTGGGTGCCTTCGACCTGGTCGGGCCGACTCCCGCTTTGTTCGACGGATTGAATATTCAATCCGTCGGAAGCATCGACATCCGAGAAGGCAGCACATTGGCCGATTTCGGAGGGTTCGACATCAAAACGCTCCCCGCGACGAGCGTAGCTGTCGCGGCCATGGCGCAGAAATATCGCATGCGTGGCTATCGAGTCGCGACCAGCCAATACGAGCACTGGGTGACGACCGATCCGACCGCGGCTCCTCCCAGCGGGAATACGCTGGTGGCCATCGTCATCGAGGCTAGATTACCCTCTACCGCTTAATTTCGACGATCTCTAATTGAGGCCTAGGCGCTCGTTCGAAGATTTTTCTGAGGGCTTCCTGGCGCATCTTTTCCTTGCGCGCCTTTTCTTCCGGAGAATCCTCCGGTGGGATAATGATGACGTCATCGCCATTGACCAAATCGATCACGATCATTTGGGCCACTCCTCGCCGCTCAGGCGTTCTACTGCATAAGTAGTCTCGTTGACGGTATAATAGGCCCGCTTGATACCGTAGTTGCGAAGCGCTTCGTGACACATGGCACATGGGCAGGAATTTCCCACCTCTCCGTTGCGCCCCAGTTTGGCGACAAAGATCTTGCAACCCGTCAGGTCCGTCTTGCGACGGACCTGCAGGATCGCATCGACCTCCGCGTGGATCGTCTGCACATCAGGATGATGAGCGTAGACCGAGACGAAGGAATTGAGCTTGGGCTTGTTGAAACCGACGGACAGGATCGACCCGCCCGACACGAGAATGGCGCAATGAAAAGCCGTGAGATCCGTTTTTAGGAGCTCCTCGTGTTCGGCGCGCAGCTTAGCGACGGCCGAAGCCAACAACTTTTCGGCCCTCAAGGCAACGCCCTCATCTGATCGTCCAAGTAATCGAGCGTCTTGGTGCTGATCTTTTCCGACTTGGCCTGCTCGACATAGAACGTCCGGCAGTTCTTCGTTTTGCCGATGAATCGATCGAAGAAGTACTTGGTATCGTACTTCAAAACGACGACTTCCGAAGCGAATGCCTTGCGGTCCGACCCCGCGTTGGACTTGGCCGAGTCGTAAACTCGATCCATGTTGTCGAAATGGGTCATCAGCTTGACGCGCGTCCTCTCGACCTCGGCCAGAGTCTCCTTGTCGAGGTGAGGCAGCATGTCATCGATCTTCTCAGCCAGGATGTAGAAGATCATGTTGCGACGCGAAGACAGCAACATGTCTCGAGACTTGGACGCCAGGACGTAGTCCGGATTCTTGATCTTGACGCGATTGAAATTCGAATCGCGCAGAACGACGCCCTCAGCCTCCTTGGGAGGCCTATTGTTGACGAACTTGATGATGTCATCGATCGTCGCCAGCGAGTGGGTCTTGGGTCGCGGGATGATGTCAGCGATGGACGGGACGCTGATACCGAAATGCTGCGTCGGGTCTTCCGACTCTCGTCCCGTCCAGATCGATCGGCAGCCGAGAAGGATGATACCTTCCTGGTATTCGACAACGACCTTGTTGACGGTCGAGACGACTTCAAACATCCACGTGTAGTCCGGGCTGAGCATATCGGTCAGCTGCTTGAAGCTGACACCCGTCGTCGCTTTGACGGCTCGTTCGAAAAGCTTACGAAACGTCAGCTCTCCGTGAGTGACGGAGCCCGAAGAGATAGGAACGTCAGCATCCGCGACGGAACGCGTCGCGACGCACCATTCCTTGGTAACGTCGTCCAGATAGACGATGATGAGCGTGCCATCGACCTTTTCCTCGATACGCAGATCGACGTCCTTGAGGTCGACCGCGACAGGGACAGTGGGATCGCCGTAGTTGTAGAATCGATTGAACGGATACGCGACGACCTTGGACTTGCCGAAGATCTGAGAAGCGTAATTGGGATCGTCGGACAAGACGCGCGGCGTCAGCGGCCGAATGATGAGGCCGCGGCACTGATTGACGATCGTCCCGGGCTTCGAAGCCGTCTGATCGTAATTGAGAGACAGCTTCGTGCCATTCGTCGACAACCTAGCGGAGACTCCGTATTCTCGCTCGAGATCCTCGAGCGAGTGAGTCTCCAGGTATTCCTGGACGGCGAGCTTGAAAACCTGCTTAGATCCCATGGCACCATCTTATCACAGGTGCCGGATCGATTACATCAGCCGCAGGATCGAGGTTCCGACATGTACTTGCGATGCGCCGGGCAGTTCCAACGAGCGCAGAACGAATTGACATCTCGTCGGGTGACGCAGCGCGTGCCCTTGTCCTCGGGGTGCATGATGCTGGCATTGCTCTCGAAGTCGTGCCTGAGCCCCAGCACGTGACCAAATTCGTGCGCGAGCACCTCGGTGAATTCGGCGGCGCTGTTGAGTCGATCGGCCACCAGCATGATGGCTTTTCTGTGGCAAGCGTTGGTAGTGTGACCCTGCAGCGTCGCGTGACCGTTGCTCGATAGAGCCTTCTCGATCTGCTGCACGATCGGGCTGTCGCTGGTAAAGCGCATGATGAGAACAGCGTTGGTGCAACCTTCCGACTGGCTCCAGAAGGGAGCTCGGGGATCGAAGGCGTTCCACTTGCTGTGGGGATCGACCCACGTATCTTCCTCGCCCTCCTCGGGCTCGGGCACTCCGCTCGCCGACCTCTCCTGATCGAGAATCATACGCTGCATGATCCCATTTTCGAACGCCTCACGTCCCGGGTTATCCGAGATCTCCATCTTCAAAACGTCAGAAAGGGGATTCGTCCACATTCGAATCCCCTTGGCAATCAATTCTTTTTCGGGTCCGCTGAACTCGGGATCGATGAGTACTCTTCCCTTGATGATGGGTTCGACTTGCACAGTCTGCTGGGTCTTGCCTGTCTCAGCAGGTTTTGCTGAGGGATGGCAACCGTTACACGTACTGACGAGAGCCACCGGGAAGATAAGAAACAAACTGGCCTTCGTCAGTGTGCGAAGGACGGATCCGAAAAACGTTGAAGCCATGTGATGCACCTACTTCCTATAATAATGGCTTCGTGACCCGTCAATTACAGTTTATTTAGAGAGCCTACATACCATTTGCTGATAGTCGACACTTGGCTTATGTCCATGTTGTAAGAACCCTCAGGGAAGATAATCTTGAGAGTCGTACCCTCATTCTTGACAAAGCGATCGACCACGACCCCGCAAGATACTCGTTGGCGCAGCTTTCGATGAGCCGCGACGCCGGCTAATTGCCTGAGAGTCGATGTATTCTTCGGACAAGGTGTGAAGACGACCAAGTCACCAAGCTCAATCATAATATGATCCTATCCTGATCGGAATGGTCAATACACGAACTTTCAACTTTCAATTCAGAGTGAAAGCCGATTCCAAGGCCATAATCGTATTGACCATATCCTGTTCGAACTGCTCGCGGTCGTCCGGATCGATTTTGTAGAGCTTCTTGATGTGCTCCTTGTAGGAGAGGACGGTTTGTCGCAACCTCTTGACGAAGAGGTAAGCATTTTCCTCTCCGATCACGTCCTTCCACTTTTCTTTGACGGCCTCGCCCTTGAGCTCGCTGTTACCTTGCCACAGGGTCGCCATCTTCTTGAGATCCGCATCGTTAAAAACGGCGGCGCTGACGTTAGGTGCCTTGAAAAGGTTCGCCATGTCTTTCTCCTCAATTAAACAAGGTAATCATAAGTACCGTACGTTGTTAGGCCCGAAAGATCATTTGTGTGTTTCCTTCCAAGAGAAGGAGACCCTTCGCAGTCTAGACTGCTCGACGACGGTCATCTTAGGATGAAAATAGACGAGCCAAGTCCTTTCTGATTTCCGGACGAGGGCATTCGGAAAGATTTCGATAGCGACGCCGATCGAGCCCTCGGGAATGGGCAGACTCCGAGTAGCGTCGGACGTCTTGACATCTCTGGGATGCTTTTCGATGACAATGACTCGTCCGGAGTAATAGCTGGATTTGTCGTTGATCATCACCAGGCAACCCGGATAGATGCTGTTGCTGATCGGCAATTCGACGTTTGACATCGTCATCTCGAAAATATGAGAGCCATTCCCAAAGGGGTCGTCAGCAGGATCGTACCGATGAGGATGACATAGATCAGAAACCACCAGATCGATTTGACGAAAAGGGAATCTTCTCTCAGGGATGACTCTTGAACCCAGGAATCAGATGCTTCTTCATTCCAAGGCCATAGACATCCTCTCCTCGAGCCAACCTCTCTTTGATGAGAGCCTTCTCGGCGAGCATCTTTCTCTGGCTTTCCTTCCACGACTCCACTCTCGCTTTCGTCACCTTGGGATCCCAGATCCGCCTCATCTCGTTGGTCTTGACGAGCAGATCGCGCGCCGTCATGTCATTGATGACACCCGTCGCCATACACAGGGAAAGCATGAAGATGACGACTTCCTCCGGAAAGTTGTGACCCACGGCTCCCAAAGTGTTGATGATGTGAACGGCGTAGTTTTGCTGGGTAAAGATGATCTTCTCCCCGCCCGAGCGCACATTCTGCCAGCCGTAGGCCTTTCTTCGAGAGGGCTCAGGATCGAAAGGCAGCGCCTCCATCGTACGAGCCATGTCGGCCATGATCCGATCGTGCGTGATGCCCGTATGAGCGATGCGCTCGTAACCGTACTTCTGGATGTACTTCTGGATGCGATAGAAGCTGAGCGGAGAGTCCCAGACGAGCACGTTGAGTGTATTGCTGCGCTCGTTCTGCAGCCATCCGCGCGCTCGAAGAGTCCTCATCTTGCCGTTTTCCCGAAAGAATCCGATCATCGAGTTGAGGATATCAAAACGAGCCAGTGTGGTGGGCAGATCGCCGAAGGCGCACTTGATGAGCTGGAAAGGCAGAGTCTTGCCCTTCTGATCGATCTCGCCTGCCGTCACGTTGACAGCGAAGATGCCACGACGATCGTCGTTGATCGTCTCTTTTCGATTTTGAGCGTCAGTTTGCAGGCTCAGCTGGACTCGACCCCCGCGATCCAGCAGGTCCCTGAAGGCTGTCTGATACGCTGCGTCATTTGGGAAGAAGAGATCGCAATCACCAAACTGCCTATAGGCGTTGGCATCGACTTCGTCGTAACCGCCCATGTGATCGATGGTCTCCGTCACGTAACGAGGACATCCACCTGCCACGAAGCCGCCCGCATCGAGCGCGCACTCCACGATCTTTCTTTCGACCGGTCTCAGGCTTTCGAGGAATCGATCGGCGCAGCCGTCGTCGACTGTTTCGAATTCGATGGGCTTGATGGGACGAGAATCGATGAAAGTCTGCAGGTTATTTTCGGAGTTCGTGGTCATTCTGAACCTCTGGACAAGAGACGGGTTCCGACTCGTCGTCGGACCATCTTGCTTCGGCGTAAAGGAAAAAGGAGAACATTCGATTGAGATGATCAGCGTCCCAGGCGGCTCCAGTGAGGAGCCAAAACTTGCCATCGACGCGAAAGATGAGCTTACGATAATCGATCTTGATACCTTTGCGCTCTTCCCAGCCTTCCTCCCGGTCGACGATCTCGTAGCCGTCGGGCGGAGTGAGCGAAAAGATTTCCCAGGCTGTGCGTCGATCGAGGGCGAGAAAATTGAGATGCATTATCGTTTGAGGGCCTTGACGAATTTGACTTCACGATCGGCACGAAGCAGAGCCGACAACTTGAAAGGCTTGATAGCCTGACCGTCTTTGGCCCGCTTGTGTGCTTTTTGCAATTCAGGACCCAAGAATAAGAAGATAGCTTTGAGTCTCGGCTTGTTAGCCTCGATCTGGCTTTGTTCGACTCGGGTCCCTGCGTTGAAAGCTCCGATGCGCTCCACATCGGACAACAGCGCCGCGTAGCGTGCCAAGATGTCCTTGTCCTTGGAACGATCATTGGCGATCTCCGGATTTTTAAGATCATTGACGATGCTGCCCACCGCCGGTATCTTAGAGACACGATCTTCGAAAGCCTTGTCCCATTCTTCGTCTCGCTCGCTTGCAGTCAAAGCTTTTCCGTCGATCTGACGAAGATCTTCGTCGGACGTCGCAGCTAATTTGTCTTTAGCGATGGGAGCTATGAATGCCATTACCTGATCTTACTAAATGATTCGGGATCTCTCAACTGTTCATTGAATATTCTGATACCGTTTTTTTCGATCGTCCAAAGCACGATGTATTGATCGGATTCGGGCAAATAGAGGAGCACGATCCCGTAGCAATATGTGCGGGATAATACTAGATCTCCGACGAGAGCCTTAGCGACAGACACCATCCCACTTTCTCGATTCTCCGCAACCCAAGTAGGACATGTTGGTCGCAAAGACGCCTTGAGCCCTGGGCCAATTGTGATCGATCTCCCACGATTTGTTGGCGGCGGCGCAAGCGATCTGCCGAGCCTCGTTGAGGCGACACACGTCCTGAGCTTCGGACGGTCGACCATTCATGAGAATCAGGATCGAAACAAATGTGATGCTAGCTAATCTTTTCATCGTACTTGAGCGGCAGATATCCGGCGGGATCATCCATGTCGTCTTTGAGCAATTCAGGATACCGCAAGAAAGCGGGACTCAGCATTCTGTATTCTGGGTTAGCAAAATAGAGCGTCCCAAAATAGGCGCCCGGATACTTCGGATCGGACCAAGATCTGACGATCGTGATCACACCCCATTCACCAGAATGCCTATTGAATATTAGATCTCCGATGTTAAAGGGATTCATTTGGTGCCCACTGATTTCCATGTCGAACAAATTTAGTTCGGGCGGCGCGGCTCTTGCACTCCATATGAGCAGTCTCAGATTCGATTCTTTTCCATGCCTTTTCCGAAGCAGGACAGTAATTGTAAGTAATTGCCTTGTCGCAGCTGGGACATCGACGTGAAAAGGGACGTTTCTTATAAGAGCGATGATTCGTCATTTCAACGCCATTATCGATTATCTGATAAGCGTGTTGATAAGTCAAACGTTTCTTAAACGACATTGAACTCGCAAGTGTTCAACTTTTTCTAAAATCGATTCATTACTTTCGTGAATCAATTCAGAAAGTTCGTAACTGATTTTGAGTTCATTTTGATGAACTTCGCTTAAGCGACGCCGAATGAAACTTCGTTTCATCGTTGAACGATTTAAAACACTCAGCAGCTGCCAGCAAATTATATTCATTACACGCCGGCATAATAAGACTTCGAAAGTTTCCAATATCAAGTAGAGCAAACATGGCGATCGCAGGAAACACGTGTTCTTCGCACGTTGCATTCTCGCCACAATAAGCACATTTCAACCCAATGATACGATCGTACAGGTGTTGAACAGCTTGTCGATAATCCATTCGATTTTGTCACAACTCAAACCCTCTAAATCATTTAGAAGGCAAGATGGGTTGATCCTTGGCTTGCTTGTCCAGAATATTCTGGGCCCAGATCTGGGGGCTCTGGACGAACTCCTGGTACTCGGTCCAACTCATTTGGAGATACTGGTGCAGCGATTTGCCCGTTTCCGGGCCATTGTGCCAGGTCTTGATCCAGTCGTCCATCGTGTCCAACAGGCTCTTGACTTGCTCGGGATTCGCTTTCATCTTCTTTCATCCGCTTTCTCCGAAGCGCCTGAGGGTACGATGGACCAGCATCTTTGCTCGCCGGCGGCGTCGGCCTGACACTTGCGACGAAAGATCACCTTCGTCGCTTCGACTTCTGTTTTTGATTCTTCGATGACTCGAGGTTCTTGGTATGTACCTGACACGCAGGTCCACTCCTTGACGAAGTAACCCATAGCTCACCTATCGTCGGCCTAGCGGTCGTCGTCTTCCTCGTCGTTGCTTAGAGAATTGCGCATCTCTTCGATGGCCATGGCAAACTGAAAGAGCGCGACGGCTGCTCCCAGCACTGAGACGGTCTTGGGTGAAAAAAGCTTCTTGGCTGCTCGCCCCAGCGAATCCTTGACGTCTTGAAACTTCATGTGTCGGCTCCTTGGTCGGACCTTAGTATCTATCTAACACTTGACGGGAGGTGATTACACGGCAATGATTTCGCCGTATGCTGTCTTATAATTGCCATCCAAGACGAAATGAACATATCCTGGTTGGACCACATATTCTATGTGCTCGACGAGCACACGATATCCGCCGACTAGTCTCCAATTTTCTCCGATGCGTACTCGTGTATGACCCAAAAAGACGCCGGCGCTTTTGTTAGGCAAGTTGATTTTGAGGCTATCTCCGTTGCGATCAGGCATCGGGCTACCGTCGGCTCGTAACTGTTTTTTATCGTTGCCTGAAAAAGTCAAGTACTCGGCAAACTGAATCGCCGGTACCTCGCCGCGATTATAAGCCCACGAATCGTTGATCAAAACGACGAGCTCTCCAGGTTGTCTAACGCGGCGGAGGCGGGCTTTCTTTTCTTTGCCACGATTGCGTCTTCGACTTCTCATCTTCTTCTTTGGACGAGCATCGCTTCGGGTTCGAAGGTCCGCAACGTCTTCATCGGGCTTTTTTTATCGATCGAATCGATATAGTAGACGGACCAAAAACGTTCGGGCCCGGGAGGAGGACCGTCGATATCATGTTCCTTAACCTTGAAGACAAAGTAATACTGGCCGCTCAGAGCTATGAGATCCCCTTTTCGGACATCTTCCCACTTGAGCAGCATCGCATTACTTCTCCTGGGACCCGGGTCCTTTCTCTTCGGCAGAAGAGGGAGCCGTCTCCTAGTGCAGCAATTTACGAAACTCGACCTCGTCGTTCCAGGCTTCGATAGTCCAGCCGCACTGTTTGAGAACTTCGCAAAAGATGCGATTCTGTTGGTCGCTTTTCCACGGGTTTTCCTTCACCTCGAGCGCTTCGGCGATGGCCCACCAGGCCGAGGCCAAATCCTCGTAGGAGGGCGTAAATGCGTCTTCCATGTTCATAAGAATTACCTTCGAAGCAGATCGTGAGCACGATCTTCTTCATTTCATTTCTCTTTCGGGGTTGGATTGGACCTTTTCTAGTTCACTTGAGCGCACGTATCCTGGTTTTCCTTCCGCTGTCATGACGATCGTCAACCTTCCGTTGGGAGAATCGATCAGATCGAGGACGATGACTCCTTCATACGCATCGAGATATTTTCCTTGGCCTCTGCAGACCGGTCTCTCTCGATTGCATGACCAGCAACAACGAATACCGCTATCTCGACCCGAGTACGCGTTCTTCCACTTTTCCCTGGGAATGGGCTTGACCAGGTCTCCGATGTTATATCCAAATTTGACGGCGAGCGCTTCAAGCTTGATAGGGTCGCTTACGATTCGATTTCGAAGTATCTTACTGTTATATTTCCTCATCAAATGTCCTATAATGTAAGTAAATGGACCCGAGAAGAGACGTAGCGGCCTGGCGACCGGGCCAAAGTTTTTTGATCGTCTATAACGAACATGTTACCAATTGCGCTCCAGCCTTTTGGGACGGGCTGCCCCTGCCCTATCCTCTCGAATTCAACCCATCAACGGGTGGTCTCAGAGGACTCGACTACTTTCCCGATGAAAGTTACATCATGTGTATCGGTGATGATGTTAGGCCCTGGATGAATTCACCTACCTTCGTTGGTATCAATTGTCTCTATAAGGATAGAATTATTTGGTTTTTGATCGATACTAACCAGGCGAGGAACGTGACAAAGACACCATTCGGGTTCGAATTGGTTCCTATCGACGTGCCTTTCGTTTCTTTGCGCTCGAGAAGTTCTGAGTAAACCAGTATTTGATAGTCGCATCGACGTCGTCGGCTTCTTCGGGTATCGAACCCAATTGGACCCAGCCGGGAAAGCCATCGGGCGGAATGACTTCGACCAAGACGATGTTGCCATGTTTTGAGATGAGAACCTGACCGGTCAAAAAGAAGGGTTCGTTGCACTGGATCAATCGATTTTGGTCGATTCGAGTCGAACCATCATCGTTCAAGATTCGAACCTGCATGTTGGGGAGCACGGGCACTTCTCCGAAGACTTCTCCGAAGACGCTGATGTCTCCGAAACCATATTTTTCTCCCGTCAGGTCGCTCGTCTTCCGCATCATATACGTGCCCGGTTCTACCTTTTTTCTGTTGACGAAAGGGTTAGACGCTTCTCTTGCTGTCCAATAATCGGGCCTCCTCACCGCCCTGCCTTTCGAGACCGGTCTTCTGTTTTTCATAGTTGTTCCTTCTTGAGATGCTGGGAAACGAAAGACCTGTCTTGCACGAAGCATGGGATGTCCCAGACAGGAATCCAACGAGCGCGCTCGGCGACGGCGCTCTTGATTTGTTTGCTGCGCTTGTCAATATATTCGACGTTTTCTTGGAAAGATTGTTTGATGACGCATCGACCTCGGGTCGACCCGGGTTCCTCGTTTTCCCAAGGTCGCCCCGCCTCTCTCACCATGATCTTCATAGTGTCGCACGATTTCCCTAGCAGCTGCTTGTGAGAGAAGATCGAACGTGCTAGCATTTGCACGGAATTACGAGTAGCGTCCGACTGCCTCCAAATGAGGTAATTGACGATCTCATCCTTAGGGAGGACAAAGACACGAGAATCGAACTGAGCGACTCTCATCTTGCCGAAGATTTTCGGAGATTCCAGCGTCATACGGGTCGAGGCGATGGCCGCCGAGATGGAACACATCTTTTGGACATTGCCGTCGAACCAGATATTAGCTCCGTTGCCCGAGGAGACGATGACAGAGACCTCATCCGACTGCACGTAAGCCAGGAGCGCTCCTTGAATGTTTTCACACAGCTCCCGCGCCACCTCATTCATCGATGACTGCAGCATCTCGTCGAAGGGCTCTTTGGCTCCCCGAGTGTAAGTGTGAAAAGCTCGACCGTCGACTCGAATGACGATAAAATCGCCCTCGTTCTCGATCTTCAGGTAGCCACGATAGGCTCCCTCGTACTGCTTCATCCTGTCGGAGAGATCCATGTTTCCTCACACGTCGTATTCGTTCATCAATCGCTTGCCCAGCGAAAGCAAAAAGTCGGGTCCGTATTTGAGGTTGCCCGTCGCCTCGAGCGCCTGTTCAAAAAATCGGGTAGAATTTCGTTTTGATATCGAGTCGAGGCGATGCCCCAGGCGACAGCGGCGACCGAATCGGCGTCACCACGCCACTCGATCGTCTGCCGCAAGATGTCCATCAAGGATGGTTGTTCGATGAGCAGGGTCGTAACGGCATGCGCTGTATTGATACCGATACCGTGGCCGCGTGGATCGCTATGCTGCAGGCCCACTCCGCCCTTCCAGGGTTCGCTCAGAAAATTCATATCGGGCAAATAATGGGGCAAGACCCGACTCGTAAAGAGCAAAATGGGACATGAGTCCGACGGCCTGCGCCGATCGGATTCCGCCCCAAGTATCGTGCGTTACTTTAGCCTGCGTCTCGCAAACTCTAAGGACTTCCTCGGGAGTGAAAAGCGCTCCGATGGGAACCGCCCGCATGCGCGCTCCATTCTTGTTGGAGTCGGGCACGAGATTAAGCTTGAGCTCGTCGACAGTCTTAGACTTCTCGAGGATCTCCTGAAACTTACGAGAATAACCATCTCGCGGATCTCTCTTGAAAGCTTCGAAAAAGCGCCAGGCGAACATATCGGTCGTTAGGTAGTTCTCCCAGTAGCAGCCCGCCGCGTCCCTCAACAGCGCTTCGGTGACAGCGATCGACATCTGCGTGTCGTCAGCGTACATACCGGGATTGAGCCTGTGATGCGTGGGATGCTTATGAAACTTTTCGAATTTGAGAACTTCTTCGAACAGTTCGGGATGCTCTGTGCGCTTGCAGTATTCGACGGCCATGGCATAAGCGTCGCAGAAGGAACTTATCGTTAAGATGCTTCATTCTTCGTCCTCCTGAAAGAAGGGATCCGTGATCCATTCGAGCTCTTCGATCTGATCTCTAAGAGCAGATTTTACCTCTTTGAGTCGATTTTCTATGTCTTCGATTTCGAAGATCCTCATCGAGAGGATGTCGATTGTCTTGCGCGCTTCTTTGGGAGTCATCCCCATCTCCTATGATGTCTCCTGAACCTGTCGATGTTGTCGTCGAGGGCGTCATTCATTAGTTGAGCCGCCAGCTCGAAGAGATCCTTGTCGGATCTCGAAAATGTATTGAACGTGTTCTCCTGCGTCCTGCGTCCCAGATCATCCAATCCGATGCGAGTCAGTTCTTCTCTCATCCAAATCGAGATCGTGACGGTATCTTTCGTCTGCTGATCGCAGACCCAATTGGGACCCCGGTCGACGGCATACGATGAGAACAGCCTCTCAAAATCAGCGCTCACCTTTTCTCGTATGCCGTCGGCCGTGTACCGTTCCATATCAGCCCAGCTTGTGACGGATGTGAGCCGCATCCTCCTTGCCCTTTTCCGGAGGGGGTGCCTTGCCTTCGGGCGAAAGCTTTTCGAGCAACGTCTGCACCGTCTTCTCTTCGTCGCTCGCCGCGCTATAGCTGACGTAGACGTCGAGGCTGAATTGGACGCCGTCCTTGGTGAGAGCGGTCAGAGATTCCTTGACAGTGCGTTGTCCGCACTCCACCATGCGAATCTCGGGGTAGATGCCCGTATAGTACGTGCCCGGGCCCAGGATGGGTCCCTCGAAGCCTCGACTGCCGATCCAAAGAGCGGCGGTCTTATCGAACATGCGACCCTTGTGAGCCGGGGGAACGTCCTGACTGCTGCAACCGATGAGAGAGAGCGCCGCCAATGCGAGCGCGATCCGACGATACATTTGTTCTGTTCCGTGTGAGTTAGAGTCCTATCCTGCAACCCCAACTGTAACACAGAGAGCTATGGCATTACAATGCGGCGGATCGCTTCCATTTCTGTTTCGAAATCCTTGTCAGCAATCGCAGCCTGGACATCTTCGGGCGTCCCGAGGCCCCACATACGTTTCGAAGAAATGTTAGAAATTGTCCCGTCAATGTAGTTGTAGGCTGGGCACAAATAGAATTCGTTATTGAATCTATCGTTGGCCGCGATCATCTTTTTGATGGCGTTGATAGCGACGCTTCGGTTGGCATAACCATAGACACCCACAGTCGCGTGATCGGAGATGGGATTCTTTTCGGCCACGCGAGTGATGAGTCCCTTTTTGTTGACCTCGGCGAACGACCACTTGGGATTTCGACCAGGTTCTTCAAAAGTCAGGATCGAACCGGCGTGCTTATCGAGAGACTTGAGCATCTTCTGACCGTCGAAGAGAACCAATTGATCGCAATTGCAGATGACGATTTTCTCTCCTTGATCGGGCCCGTGATTCAGCCCCCAGAGGGCCGTCTCTGCGGCGCCGCCCGTCAGCTCGGCGAGCCGAATGGAACTAGCATTCTCGAGGTGAAAATCCGTTTGCCCAAAGAGGTGACCGAATTTCTCCTGAGTGATGATCGTAACAGAACAATCGACTCCAAGCTGGGATTTCATGTTGGCAATGACGAGATCCAACATCCGGACTCCCATGACGGGAATGAAGGGTTTGGGTTCCTTATATCCCATTTGCTGGAATCTCTTGCCCTCACCCGCAGCGAGAACGATCAACCGACAATGTACTTCAACCATTTTTGAATCCTTTCAAAATCGAGATCGTGCTTGGGGTCGAAAACGGGAGTCACGATGCATCCCGCCGCGCGGGCCGAAGCGATGCCGACGGCCGAATCCTCGAAAACAATAAGTCTTGCGGGGCTTGTGTTCATCATCGCAGCCACCGTCAAATACGGAGCGGGTGACGGCTTTTGCCATCGAACGTCTTCGTTCGAAACGACCAGATCGAAATACTTGAGAAGATCGTAGCTTTCAAGGGCCGTTGTGCATGTCAATCTGATCGAATTGCTGCAAAGAGCCAATCCGAATCCTTGATCCTTGATATGAGCAAAGATGCTTTGCATCCACGGCACAGTAAGAGGAGCCGTAGGAATGCGGGCCACCGTCAATTCCTGCTTGTGAAAAGAGACCTTGAAGGCCTCATTTTCGTCTTTGATCAGCTTCAT